TTAAACCAAAATTAAATTAGAGTTCAATGCCGGATGAATTGATATCCGAAGATTAAATACTGCGGGGATTCTTCCGCGACCTTTCTGGACCAAGTGAACCTCTACATACTCAAAAGCAGCTCTCAAGAGTTTATTTTTCTCCGTCTTATCCTCCGAACGCTCATAAGCCTCTAACAATGAAGAGATGTTGCTCCGGACAATTTTTGTATTAACTTCTTCTGAGGATTCACCATCACTTTGAGACTGATCAGCCAGAGTTTGTAAATGGGATAACTCCTTGTCCACTTCTGCTTTCCGTTCGTCGAACATCTCATCAGTGTATTTTCCAGTTTCATATTTCTCGAAGATAAAATCCATACGCTTTTTGAGTTCTTTCGTTCTTTGATCTATATAATCCTTGATATCTGTTTCAGGTCCCTTAAATTGAGCTGATTTCTTCGCTCCTTCTACAACGCTTTGAAAGGTGGCTTCCAGTTCTTCATCATTTAATTCATTCAGACTTTTAAGAACTTCAATGATCTCATTTTCCACGTCTCTATATTTAACAAAGGTACAGCTTGCAGTGGTACACCATAAGAATTCTTTGTGATATTGAGTCACTTCTCCGGATTTTTTTGCGGTATAGTTCTGGACACTGTACTGTCGAACCATACGCCTACCACATACAGAGCAGATACATAGTCCCGCCAATTCGCATGGGCTAAAATCCATCTTTGCACGAGGCTTATGTGCTGTATCTTTAAACTTGGTTTGCGCTTTCTCCCAAGTGTCTTCGTCTATTATAGGTTCAAATGCATCCGGGATGATAATATGTTCTTCCTGGGGGCGATCCACTATTTTCCCGTTTACTCTTTGAGTGGTCCTAAATCGCAAGATGCCTATATAGCGATCATTACTTAGGAGCTGCCGCAAGACCTGTGGTTGCCAGTTCTTTTTGCCTGATGGAGTCAGGAGAGGCGTCTTATTGGTAAGGTAGGTAGCCAGCGCGCGAAAGCTTACTTCCCTCCTTGATCCGTCTGGACCATTAGGAACGCCATTTACATAATAATCATAAATAAGTCGCACGACAGCTGCTTCGTCGTCTTTTATCTCAAGCGTTTTCGTGGATTTGTTGTAAGAATATCCGAAAGGCGCAGCTCCAGCTACCCAACGTCCTTGAATAGCATTATTAACCCGGCCACCAACTAGGCGTTCCCTAGTGGTTTCAAATTCTTCTCTGGACATAAACAACTCGAAACGAATTTGCCGTAGGTCGGAAGGGTTACGGGGGTCATACAATTTGTAAGGTGTCAAAATATAGATTCTGTTGTCTACAATTAGATCATAAATAATCCCCATGTCTGTATATGACCCTCGACCCATACGAGAAATTTCTTTTACTGCGATTGCCTGATACTTGTTTTGCTGCAAGTTCTCAATAACGCCTTGAAATACAGGTCGGGTTGAAATTTTGTCACCTGACCCGACTTCCATACGTTGATCGTAGGGTATGCCTATCGGTTCAAGTACACGATCCATCAGCTCTTTCTGAGCTTGGAGCACATTCTCTCCAGTTCTCTTCTCATGTTCTTCATCGGCTCGGGATTTACGTAGGTAATTGATCATGAATTCAATTCCTAGACTTGTTAGGAACTCTCTACTTACTGGGGCCATGTCTGCCTATCCTTTCTTTGGTTTAACTTTTTTGGTATGTGCCACATATTATAAACAAACCAAATGATAGATGTAAATCCGAACACTCTGCAAATTTCAGAAAAATATTAGTTGTATTATAGGAAAAACAGCGAATACATTTGCTGATTTATAGGTTATAGTTATAACATGGGAAATCGAGAAGAGGACACCACAGGGGCATGAATGTCCTAGTGATCGGGGTCGGCCATTGGGCCGGCCTTTTTATATGGAGTGGTGCAAAGCTCCCTTCCGGTTTCCAGAACATCACCCGACACAACAAACATACCTGTTTGACGGTGGTAGGCGATAAGACGAGCGGCGCCAGTTAGCCCCTCGCAAATAAAGACCTACAGTAGAGCCGCAAGGGTAGAACAAGCGGGTTAAATGTTCTAAATAAGATCTGCCTGCTGGGGCATTGTACCGGCATACGGGTGAGGGATATCGAGATACCTATAAGGCACGGTCTCGGTATCCCTATTTATTTACAAGACTTACCGCCTCCAATCGAACATACCAATAGGTATAATCAGTTGAGAGGTGTTTATATGTTTATAAGTCCGATGTTACTAGAAACAGCAAGTGGCCCATTCAGCCATGATAATTATATATTTGAACCAAAGATAGACGGGCACCGGCTGCTGTTCTCGCAGGAAGATGGCCGCATTCGATTGTATACCCGTCATGAGACCGAATGTACAAAACAGTATCCTGAGCTGTTGGCGCCTTTTGAGGATGATATTCTCTTGGATGGTGAAGTCGCTTGTACCGATCCGGAGACGGGGCTGGTGGACTTCGAAAATGTAATGACCCGCTTCCAGGCGAAGAAAGAGCAGTGTATTCGGCAGCTCATGGGTATATCGCCTGTGATGTATGTCGTGTTCGATATCCTTCGGTATAAGGGCCAGGACCTCCGGAAATTGCCCCTGATGCAGCGCAAGGAGATCCTGAGTGGGATTACCATGCCGAACCCGCATTTCGGCGTTGTGCCGTTTGTAGAAGGTGCAGGCGAGGCGTTGTTTGAGCAGATGGAGGCCCAGGAGCTTGAAGGAATGGTCGGCAAGAAGATGAACAGCATCTATGAGAGTCGTCGATCTCCTAACTGGCAGAAGGTCATCAACTGGACCTATGCCGAGGTATTTATCACCGGGTACCGGAAAGAAGAGTTCGGATGGCTTACGTCTGTAGTTACGGAGTCTGGTCACATGCGGCCGACCGGGATCATTGAGTTGGGAGTGCCTCCGAAAGCTAAACGAGCATTTTATGGTGTGAGCCAGCAACTTGTAACTGGAGAGGATAGGAATTTTGTCCATCTGGAGCCGCGGATCAGGGCGAAGGTTAAAACCCGGAACTGGACCAAAAAAGGAATGCTGAGGTCGCCAGCGTTTGTTGAGTTTGTTGTGTGATAGGTAAATGGAGGAATTCCCCTTTGAATGTCGAAACATGTATTTTGGAGGGGTTGTAAATGGACTCGCGTTATGGTTATGATGATAGCCAAACTTTTGGAGTAGTAGCTTTGACTTTCACTATTTCATTTTCACTTTTGTATTTGTTAACGCAAACTAAAATCTTGCCAGAGAGATTGAGGAATAGCGAGAAAGTATTTAATTTTATATTTCTTTCATTTTCGACTATTATTCCATTTACTGTAATTGTGGTATACAGCATTTTCTTCTATGACTATGATTAAAGCGCCCATTATGGGTGCTTTTTCTATGCTAAAAGTAAGGGTCTGATCCTCCTAATATCGAACGCTAGGTCTTGTTTGAATGGAAAATGCAGGAATAGAACTCCCGTTGTCGAAATGTGATGTCGAGGGGGAGTTGGACTTGAAGAGAATTTTAGTAGTTGTAGTATTAACGATTTTTGTTTCTCCAATCATTATAAGCCAATTCATTCGGCTGCCATTTGGTCAATGGACCATAGGAGATGAGAATTCGTGGGTTGGTTTTTTTGGTGGCTATATAGGTGGTATAATCGGTGGTTTGGTTGCATTTCTCGTTGCGAGGTATCAGATAAATGAACAGTCAAAAAAACAAATAGCTAATGAGGAAACGATAAAATTTATATCCCAAACGCCGGCCTTAATGAAAATAAGATACGAATTAGAAAACATACATGACTCTCTGAAAAGTATTCTCACAAATATCGATATAAACAAAGGTTTAGAGGATAACGATAGTATCCTTGGATATCAACAAGACATGTATGTCCCTTTCGAACAATATTGGACTGCAATTGATCAGTTGGAAAGCGTTGATCTTATAGCGGACTTATTAAGTATCAAATTTAAGTATCAGCAAGTATCAGAGGCATTCATGTACGACTTTTTTTTACAGAAAAGTACAAGTCAGAGGTATTCAAGAGAGGTCTTTGAATCACCCGGTGCTGAATTTGAAAAGTTGGCTAATGTTGCGAAAATCAACAAGGAGCTTAATAAAGTATTAAAACTCAAAATGGATATTATATCAGGAGAAGTTATTCAAACCTTGATTAGTGATGTTGAAGATACGTTATATTTCATAAGAACATCGCTTGAAGAAATTGAAGAAGAAAGGGAACGACGTCATAAAATCAGAGTTTCAGTCCCACTAAATTAAGTCGCTCATTTGAGCGGCTTTTCTTTTGGTTCCATCCCGCTTCCCGGATATGAAAGCATCGCTCCGTACACCGTCACCCTCGTGAGACAAATGCAAGGAAGTCGGTGACCGTGTACTGCGAAGCCGAAACCTTTGCGGGTGTCGCTTCGGCATCGTGCTGCGCACCATGCCTGCGGGGTTCTACATGTTTCCATGTCTTTCCACATATGCTACAATGTACCCAAATAACACGGGGGGAGCGGATGAAATATGAGTGGTAACTGGGAAAATTGTCCGAGGTGTGGTTCTAACAGCGTGGAGGTCAAGGGGAAATTGTTTTTCTTTCTGATACTGTTTGGTACCGGAAGTGTCCTGTTTTGGTTTGGTTTGCTGTTCTCACCTTTGATGGTCATCTCGATATCACTTGTCATTGCATCGCCGATCAGTTTCTTCTTCCCGCCAGTCCATCAATGCAATGATTGCAAAAAGTCCTGGACACCGAAAAAGAAGGTGTCTAGTGCTGGGTAAGTAGCCGAAAGGTTATGGTATTATCTGTATGAGGTGATAAAATGTATTTCTATACATTGACTATAGGAACTTATGACGACTATAGGGAAGTTACATTGTCTCATGAGATTGAATTCAATAAAGAACAGTTCGGAGAAATGTTTAATAAGGCTGTAGATGAAGGCGAGAATGATAATGATGGTGTTGCGGATTATTTAGTTCTTAAGCATGGGTTCCAAAGGGTGATACCGACTATTCTTGTAACGTGCGAATATGGATCCTACAGGAAATTTACAGACGGGGATTATAAGTATCATGGCAATGGAATAAATGCAGAAGATAAATCACGGAGAAGTCGCTAATAATTGGCGGCTTTTTTGTTTGCGAAGAAAGGGTGAACTGAATGCTTTGCTCTTTTAGAAAAGCTTTCTTTCCGAGCGAAAATGAATTGGAGAAACAAAGACAGTTACTGAATCGACTCGAGCAAGGAGATAACGAGTTTTGGAACAGTCAAGGTTTTGATGAACAAGAGATTCGAGAAATTAGAACAATCGAAGTTAATGAGGTAAATGGATTGCGAAGCTTTAATTCGTATGTTGGTAGACGGAATTTATTAGAAAGTGGGATCGCAACCGCTGATGCGATTAAATGGGAACTGAGAGGAAGCAAGACAAGAAATTAATTCAGCGGCTTTTTTTATTTAGGAGGGATATCATGAATATCTACATCGAAGAGATTAAATATAAACACACTGCACTTTATTCTGATGAATCTAGTGCTCCGGTATTAACCGTACCATCAACAACGGAACTAACGGCAGTAATAGAATCAAAAGGAATAAGCATTAAGATTGAGATATCCTTGCGTCCTGAACAAATAGTCATGAATGGACATACACCTGATCACGAGGAAACAATACGTAAGGTAATCAAGAATATATCGAAGGATATGGACGCTTAACGGTGTCTTTTTTATTTTATCAAAGTAAAGGAAGTGAACGTATGAAGAAGCTCGTTCTCATATTCATGCTGATAATTCTGACAGCTTGTACAGACGCAGATATCGCATCTCAAAATCTGTCCAAGGCGGCAGACAACTTTGAAATCAACCGCAGGATTGTATTTTACAATGGGATCACGGACACATATCTGCTGACGATTGAAGGACGCTGCTCGCTGGGCAATTCGGATGATCGTTCTCAGCAGGTAACGGTGACATGCAAAACTGGAGAAGATGCCTATAAAAAGCACTTCCTTGGATTGTCTGACAACGTAACATACTTTGCCGAACAGACAGAGACTGCGAAGGTGAGTGCATATCATTACCGCGTAACATTCAAACCACAAACCATTCTACCGGATATCGACTTCAGAAAGACAAAGTAATAAACGATGAAAGGATGATATGAAATGATCACTAATACGGGGACTGAGTTCTGTTTGAGAAGTAAAACAGAATTGAAGATGGAATATTTAGAACAACTAAATGGTTTGCTTAATACGTATAAGCGTCATCTAAGCCTCCTTCCTGAGAAAGAAACAATAATTGAAAGGATCGCTAAAGTGTGCGACAGCATCGAATCTGATCTAGGGATAAAGAAAGAGACTGTAGCAGGAAACATAGTTGTCAAAATGTCCGTTGATACATCCAACCTTGAACGGAAGCTTAAAGAATTGGGTGAAATGACTGCTGAGAGCGGAGAACGTACAGCGAATGGATTGAGAATTGCAGCTGAAAGGATCGGTCAGTCATGAGCATATCAACCAACTGTGATGCTGGATGCAACCAAGCCTTTACCTTTGATGATTTCTCTTTCTTAAAACTGCCTGACGGGATAGAGAAGACATACTTCACCTGTCCTCACTGTGACCATGAGTATGTTGCATTCTATACAGACGAAGAAATACGAAAGCTACAGGCCCGCATCAGGAGGGTGCAGAAACGTTTTACGGATCCGAAGGATAACCATGAGAATGCTGCTCGGAAGGAAGCTGAACTTAAGGCGCAGATCAAGGAGAAGATGGACGCGCTACGGGCCAAGGTGGAAGGGTGAAGCCATTATGAGCAAACGTACTGTAGATTTTGGACCGTTTACCGATGATGTGTACAACGGCCAGATGACTGTCAATCAAGCCCGAGAAGAACTTAATAGGCTAACAAATCCCGAACCTGCGGAGAGGCAATACGATACAATCCTGGTGATCGCGAAGAACTCCGCCCAAGCACAATTCCTGTGGAGATCCGTGAGGGATAAGTATCCGAAAGAGGCTCGAGTCAAGTACGTCAGCAGAAATGAATACATGCTGGACGGATTGAATGCGAGTAAGATGTTGATTGTATTGGTTGGAGAATACTGGCTCAATCCAGCGTTTGAAAGCAGCTCCATTCAATGGTTTAAACAGCGTGGTGCTGATGTTGTCGAGGAGAAAGGATGAAATGAATATGAAAAGAAAACTGGTTACCACGGCAGCTGCACTGGCTGTCTTATTTGTTTTGGCTGGGTGTGAGAGTTGGGATCGAACTGTAAAGGATATCGGCTCTAGTGTGAAGGGCTTGCAACGTGTGGCTACTGTGTATGATCAAGCAGGTAATGAGATTAAAACATATAGAGGAAAGTTTGACATTAAGGTAGATAGGTACGGTAACAAGATCAAGTTTGACTTGGATGGCAAACGGATCTTGATCTACAATGCGACCGTGATCGTAGAAGAGGAATAAACCGATGTGGCAACCTATCGGATCAATAAGACAGGGAATAAGGCGCCGCCGTTTACCCGCATCCTAAATGTATCCCTGCATGATGAACGACTGAGCTTCAAAGCCCGCGGCCTGCTCGCCTACATGCTATCCAAGCCGGATAACTACCGGTTCTACATTGAGGAGCTGACCAAGCATACGACCGAAGGGAAGGACAGCATCCGAGCCGGACTAAAGGAGCTCGAGCGCCTGGGTTATATCAAGCGTTACTCCATCAAGGATAGCCGCGGGAAGATCATGTCTTGGGAGATCGATATCTATGAAACCCCGACGTTACGTCCAGAATCGGGTTTTCCAGTTGTGGAAAATCCAACACTAGTAACGAATGATTATATAATAACGAATGATAAAAGATTTAATAAATACATCGCTTCTAAAAGCAATGATCAATACATCGATATCTATCTGAAATACTTCGAGCTTAAGAAGAGTAAGAAGCATATGAGAATAACCGAAGAGCAAGGACAATGGATTCAGAATCAGATCAATCATCTAACTGCTCATGATGTAACTGTTGAGGAATGGGAAAACCAAGTGAAAGATCATTTCGAGAACCTGCCCAAAAAGAATAACGGGAACATCATTGCTTTCCTACATACATCAGACAGACGGTTTGAGGTAGGAAGATATGATCAGTTCTGAGGAGGCGTTAACATTGAATAATGACCAGGCAATAACGACTAAACAAGCAGTAGAGATTCTTGCAACCTACCATAGAACTGGATCTGCGATAACATATGGACTCTGCAATAAGTTATTCCTAATAGCAGGTATAAAGCGGAACGATCCTTACATTCTCCTTGGAGATAATGCTACTGATGAAGAGAAGATACAGGCACGTGAACAATTGAGAAGCATGACTGATGAAACGTTGATCCATATATGAGGGGGAACAGCATGCTGCAGGAGTGCAGGTGTAGAGAATGTAATAAGCTGCTTGGTAGGATAGAGGGCAGAGCAGAGATCATGTGTACACGTTGTAAAGCACTCAATACATTCGATGTTCCTGAACAACTTCGTAAGGAAACAGAATCGAAATTGTACAGTGATCAGTGGACGGAAATTAGAAAGATGAAGATTAATGCAGAGAGTTGCTCAGAATGCACTTCATTATACAATGACGGTACCCACGATCGATGCAAAATGTACGGCAATGGAATCATCCTTAATGTAGACGAAAAGAACTGTGATGGCAGCGTCAGGTAATTGAGAGGAGAGTCACGAGATGACTAAGTTGTACAAAATCCTTAGCATCATGTTGGAGTCAGGATGCATCCGAGAGTTTTCCATGAGATCATGAACGACGAGGATTCGATAAAGTATGTTACTTTAGATTTGCAAAACGGGATGAACAGGATTGCTAACTTTCCGATAGAGATTAATCCCTCGGTTGATGAATACGAGATAGTCGAGTTGCTGGGTGGTGTATAACGAATGAAGCAACGTATAACAAACGGGCAACTCAGAGAGTTATCGGAAGAGCAGAAGCAACTACTGCGGGAATGGTGGAAACCGCAACAGGGGGATGCTTATTGTTACCAGGAGTTGCTGGGGGTCTACTACGCAATCGATGCATATGGGGCATATGTGACTCATTACAGTCCCGGTGACGGATACACTATCGAACCATTCCGTAACAAACATCATAAGTTGCGGTGTCTTCCACTTCTTACGATCGGACAGATGATTGAGCTACTAAAGTCAAATGGCTACGGTGTTTACATGAACACGTATGAAGAAGAATGGGAAGTTGTTGCAAGGAAAGACGGCAAGTCAAGAGTAGCTCTTGCACAGGACTTGTGCGATGTTTATTGGAAGATTGTAAAGCAAATACTTTAAACCGAACCAGAGACCCTAGAGGCCCAGTGTTCAGTATGCCAATCAAACGGCTGCTGATCGCTGGGCCTTTTTTTGTTGTCTGGAAACAGAGAGGAGATAGGCATGAACGATATTGGAATCATCGACGAGCGCAGTGAATGGCTGAGAGAACGTTATGATATCCGGCCAATCATCATGAGCCGATCAGAGCCGATCAAGATCATTGTTGATGGAAAGGAATGCTCGGCTGCAACCATCATCGCTATGGCAGCTGAGCAGATTAAAGTAAGAGGGAATACCAATGAATTCCATCAATCGTGACCAATGAAGAAGGTTGATCCCTTTTACAAGAGCAAGGAGTGGCGGAAGTGTCGTGAAGTTATCTTGCGTCGAGATAAGTATCTCTGTCAGCCTTGCTTAAGGAAGGAGAAGCTTGAGACAGCCAACATAGTCCACCATATCAAACCAAGGGAGGATTACCCTGAGCTCGCATTAGACGAAGAGAACCTTGAGAGTGTGTGTGCAGCATGCCACAACAAGGAGCATCCGGAGAAAGGACGGTCCAAGAAGCAAGAACCGCAGAGAAAGCGTAGGGCGACCGTGTTGAAGGTAGAGCCTAACCCTGAGAGGTGGTGAGTGACGTGGATAGATAATCGTATTCAAAAGTTTGTACGTCATGAGAGCGATTCTAAGGGGGTTCTGAGGCGTTTCGGGGTCGAGAGTTGGAGTTTCACGCGAAAATGCGAACACATGCCCCCCTCCCTCGAATTTTGAGCCTTAGAGCCGTTTGGGACCGGCGTGGGCCCTTCGTTCGTTGCGCGCATCACTTTTTTAGATTAAGGGGGGTATCCCCTAGCTGGAAGGGAGTGAGAAAAACGTGGCAGTTCCTACAGCCGAAAAAATCCGGGAGTATCTGGGGGATAAATATCGGGAGTCGGATGAAGAGTTGATTCAACTCTATGTTGATACGCACAAATATTATCGCAAGCTAAAAAAAGAAGTAAACAAGCATGATCTTATGTTCAATCATACTAATAAGGCTGGGGCAACGAATATCGTGAAAAACCCTTTAGCCATCGAGATTACTAAGACTGTTCAGACCCTTAATAACCTGTTGAAATCTCTCGGACTCACTCCCGCGCAGCGCAAAAAAGCAGCATTGTTGGGGATGGGTGGGAAAGTAGATGACGATGACGATTTCGACGACTACTAGTCCGACAAAGATCCAACAGTGGTATGACGATTGGCGAAGAGAACAGATCGCCAAGCGGCACATTTTGGATGACTTTTCCCCGGTTTTGCTAACGACTTGGTATGCAGAGCAGGTTGTAAAAGGACACATAACGGCTTGTAAAAAGGTCATTCAGGCATGTTTTCGGCACCTAAATGACTTGAAAAGACAGGGTACTGATGATTTCCCTTACGTCTTTGACGAGGAATTGGCTCACAGGCCGATCGGATTCATCGAGAAGTTTTGCAAGCCATCCAAAGGTGACTATGAAAAGCTCATCCTGCAGCCATGGCAGCACTTTGTTATTGGTTCACTCTATGGCTGGGTTCATAAGGATACCAAAGTCCGACGCTTTCGCGAAGGGCTTGTTTTTATTGGCCGGAAGAACGGAAAAACAACTAAAATTAGTGGTTTGTCGCTGTTCTCCATGTCAAAAGACGGGGAAGAGGGCGCTCGTGTCTATGTTCTGGCGAACACGAAGCAGCAAGCGGGTGAATTGTTCGAGGAATCCCGGGCAATGGTCAAGAAGTCACCGGCGCTAAAAAGACGCTTCCGCGAGAATCAAAAGGGTATCTTTTACGCCAAGACTTTTAGCCAAATCGAACCGCGTGCATCCGACAGTGAGAAGCTGGATGGACTGAACACACACCTTGGTATTTTTGACGAGATCCATGAATTCAAGGATTTTAAGCTGATCAACGTAATCAAGCGCTCCTGGTCCGCCCGTCGGCAGCCAATGGTTGTTTACATCACAACTGCTGGATATCAATTGGATGGGCCATTAATGGAGTATTACGAGATCGCGACAGATGTGCTTGCCGGAGAGACCGAGCAGGAACGAAAATTTTATTTCATGGCAGAACTTGATGATATCTCTGAAATTGATAATCCAGCGATGTGGATCAAAGCTAACCCGAATATCGGTGTGACGTTGAACCTTCCTGAATTGATCCAAGATTTCAATACTGACAGGCATGTACCACAGGAATTAAGTGACTGGATCACCAAGCAATTCAACATTTTCATGAACAACAGCGAGCAGGCTTTCGTTACTCCGGAAATATTGAATCGAAATAATAACATGATCCCGGAAGAGGAGCTCGAGAAAAAGAGTTGCGTGGGAGGATTTGACCTTTCCGATTCTGAGGATTTAACGAGTGCATGCCTGGAGTTTCCGATCCTCGAGACTGGGCAAGTGGCTGTTATCTCTCATTCGTGGGTTCCGGAAGCCAAGGCAAAGATGGACAACGAGAAAATTCCATATTATGAGCGGCAAAAGCAGGGGTTCGTCACCATTGTCCCAGGTGAGTATGTCAAAAAAGAGTACGTCTATGATTGGTTCATTGAGCAATCGAAGCGGTTTGCTATCGAAAAAATCATGTATGACCCTGCGAAGGCGTTTCAACTCGTTGAAGCATTGAAGGCGTATGGATTTGAAATGGAAGTCGTCAGACAAGGCCAGTTGACTCTTGGCCCTGCCGTTGACGATGCAAAAGAATTGTTTATCGATGGCAAGGTCGTTTACAACAAGAACAGGATGTTCCGGTGGTATGTCAACAATGTCAAATTAGGCAATGATCCGAAGCGGGATCGGCTGCCAAAAAAGCAAGGTCGCTACCGTAAAATTGACGGTTTCGCGGCCTTTATTAATGCGCATGTAGAAGTCATGAAGAAGTTGGCAGTACCAGCACCGACCGGGAAAGTCGAATTCGTTAGTATCAACGATCTTCTGAAAAGGGGGTGAGGAAAGCTTTGAAACTACGACAAAGAGTAAGATTGGCCTGGAATATCGTCCGTAACGACTTCAAAGCAGTTGCAGCGGGCTTTGAAAAATGGTTCTTCCGAGGGCGATCGATATTTCAAGGAAAGTCCGGAAGTACGCTTGCAACGAACGAAACCATATTCGCTGCGGTCACTAGGCTGTCCAATTCAATGGCATCCCTGCCGTTGAAGCTATACCAGGATTTTGCACCTGTCACATCTCCGACGGCTGATATGATCGCGAATGCACCTAATAACAACATGACCGGGTTCGATTTCATCCGGACAATGGAAGTGATTAGAAATACTCACGGTAATGCCTACGCACTGAAAATGTATGATGCCAGGTTTCAACTCAGTTCCCTTCTGATCCTTGATCCGGCTTATGTTGAACCGGTCGTAGAACAGGACACTAATGAGCTCTGGTACTGCGTTTATGGACCTAAAGGACAGTATTACGTGCACAGCATGGACATGATTCATGTGAAGCACATACATGGTCCAGGATACAAGGGGATTAATCCAATTGACGTCCTTTCTAACACAATCGAGTTTGACAAGAATGTCCGGCAGTTCACATTGGATCAATTGGACACCTCGATAAAGGCATCGTTCATTTTAAAGATGGCAACCAACGTCAATGAGGATAAGAAGAAAGAGATTTACGCCAATTTCCAACAGTTTTATAAGGAAAATGGCGGTGTACTCATTCAGGAAAATGGAGTTGAAATCGAGCCGATCCAAAGAAATTTCATTGATCCCAAGGTGTTTGAGGTCGAGAAAATCACCAAATCCCGAGTTGCAATGGTCTACAACATTCCATTGTTCCTACTTGGGGAGACCGATGGAGTCAGCTATTCCAGCATGGAACAGCTATCTCTAAACTACGTGACCAATACAATGGTGCCGATCGTTCGACAGTACGAGCAGGAATTTAACCGAAAATTGCTTACCCGCGAAGAGCGTTTGCGTGGACTTTATTACAAGTTCAACGTGAACGCTCTTTTGCGTGGAGATATGAAAACCCGCGGGGAGTTCTATTTCAAAATGATGCGCTCTGGAGGGTACAAGCCGAACGAAATTCGAGCTCTGGAGGAACTGCCGCCGGAGCCGGGCGGAGACAAGCTGTTTATTAGCGGGGACCTATATCCGATTGATCTGCCCGTTTCCGAGCGAAAAAACCGGGGAAAGGGGGTGAGTAAAACGTGAAAAAGAACGAGAAAAAGCCTTATTGGAGCTTCAAAGCTGCTGCCCGTGAGGGCGAAGGTGAGCTCTACATCTACGGGGATATAACTTCATGGGAATGGGATGATTCCGATACCAGCGCCAACAGTTTCAAAAGGGACTTGGACGCGCAAGGTGATATCCATACGCTACAGCTTTACATTAACAGCCCGGGCGGGTCGGTGTTTGAAGGGGTGACGATTCATAACATCCTTAAACGCCACAAAGCCCGGGTTGTTGTGCATGTGGATGGTTTAGCGGCTTCCATTGCATCTGTAATCGCAATGGCTGGAGACGAGATTCATATGCCACGTAACGCCATGATGATGATCCATAATCCATGGACCTTCACCTGGGGGAACGCTGCCGAGCTCCGGAAAGCGGCTGATGATCTTGATCGAATTGGAATCAGCATGAAGCAAACATACCTAGAACGTGCTGGTGACAAGCTGGCAGAGGACAAATTGACCGAACTTCTAAACGCCGAGACGTGGCTTTCCGCTCAGGAATGTTACGACTACGGCTTATGTGACGTGGTTGGGGAAGCGAGCCAAGCAGCAGCGTGTATCAGTGACGAGCTGTTCGCACATTACCGCAATGTGCCGGAGGACTTCGTGATCAACAACAAGCAGGGAGTCGGAAATATACAGGCTCAAGCTCAAGATAAGCAACGCCAGCGCATCATGGATTCGGCACCATTTGAAATTCAAAATATTAATTCATATTTGGAGGGAATTATTCATGGCTAAAACGCTTTTTGATATTAAAAATGATTTGATCACAATCGGGGCAGCATTGTCTTCCGCGAAACAAGAAAAATTAGCAAAGGCTGCGGACCCAAATGCAAGTGTAGATGATATCAAGGCTCTTGAAACGAAAGAGTCAAATCTGCAGGCTCGTTTTGACATCCTGCAAAGAGAACATGATGCGATGCAAGCAGAGCAAATGCAGAGCCTGAATAAAAACCCTATTCAAAGCTCTGCTGATCCAAAAGTAAAAGCTACTGCAGCAAAAGCATCCTTGATTAGAGCTACCATCCGGGGCGAATCGGTGCCTGGAGAAATTAAGGCAGCACTGGGCGATGGCAACAGCACAGGCGGTGAAAAAATTCTGCCGTCCACAATGACGACAGAGCTTCTGCATGAGCCGTTCGTAAAGAATCCACTTCGTGATGTCTCGACGTTCACCAGCGTTACAAATCTTGAGATTCCGAAGGTGGACTTTGCACTGGACGATGATGACTTTATTGAAGATACCGAGATCGCCAAAGAACTCAAGGCAACTGGTGATGTGGTCAATTTCGGTCGGCACAAATTTAAAGTGTTTGCTCCGGTATCCGAAACTGTTCTCGCAGCTACTGACACCAATCTGGTAGAGACGGTGGAAGCGGCCCTTCGTTCCGGCTTGGCAGCCAAGGAGAAGAAAGTATCGTTTGCGACCACTCCAAAGACGGGTGAGGAGCATATGAGCTTCTACCAAAAAGATGCGGGTGGGGCCTCTGTTATCAAAGAGGTGACAGGTGCGACACGTTATGCCGCAATTAAAGCAGCCGTTGCTGATTTGCACGAGGACTACCGTGAAAATGCAACCATCGTTATGCGTTACATCGATTACATGGACATCATTGAAACGCTGGCGAATGGAAACGCCACTCTGTACCAAGCGCAGCCGGAACAAATTCTCGGCAAGCCGGTTGAATTCTGTGACATGGCAGTTGATCCTGTTGTTGGTGATTTCCGTTATTCTCACTTCAACTATGACCCAGAGATCATTTACGACCGTGATAAAAACGTTCGTACTGGTATCTGGGATTTCGTGTTGACGGCTTGGATCGATCATCAAATCAAACTGAAGTCCGCATTCCGTATCGCAAAAAAGAAGTAGCCTCTTCGCCAGCAACATGGCATCCAACTGGCCGAGAGGGCGAGCGTGATGGTGTGAACAACACCGAGTTCGAGCTGTTGGATGGAGAAGGGGCGCGAATTTCCCTCGCCGCTGGATCGGTGGTTTACATCAAGAAAGACGGGGAGAATTTTAAGCCTGATGACCAGGAAACACTTTGGTTTGCTGCTACAAACCCGGCAGGAAAGTATGATTTTGAGGTTCTGACCACCACCGGCAAGCTATACACAGCGTCTTTGGACTGGGTACCTAATCCATAAGGGAGGAGCCCGCATATGGCAGACCTGGAATTACTAAAATCATATCTGCGAATTGATGGGAGCGAGGACGATATTGTCCTCGCTCTTTTACTTGATGCTGCAAAGGAGTACCTGAAAAACGCAGGCGTTAAGAAACCGGAAGCGGGAGAAGGCTCTAAGCTTTACGACCTCGCCGTAATGCTCCGTGTCCATCAAGAAAGGGCTCGGGAAGAAAAAGAGGTCGAACGGGTCAAAAAGTCTCTCACAAGCATCATTTTGCAATTAAAAACAGGCATTTGAAAGGAAGGTGATACCTGTGAAGTATGTCGTTCTTAAGGACTTCACGGATAGATTCGACGGTGGCCGATATTGCCGCCCGGGAGAGCCCCATACTCCACCGAATAAAGAACGTGCGGATCAATTGATTCAATTGGGCTTTATTAAAGCTGTCCCAGAAGCACAGGCTCCGAGCAGTGAAAAAGAAAGCGAGGACAAGCCTAAAGCCGATGACGAAGTCACCGACGGAACTCCAAAGAAGCGTGGGCGCAAGAAAAAGGATGCCGACGTGAAGACGGATGGTGATTCAGATGGCGAAGCGCCTACAGACGAATGATTTAAACCGCCGAGTTACCTTCCAATTAAAAGAAGTGAAGCGAGACGAAGCGAACTTCCCGACCCCGAATGAGCATGAATGGAAGGACATTGTTACAGTTTGGGCCTTCAGGGAGCCTATGCGCGGCAGGGAGTTCTTTGCGGCAGGGGCAGATCATGCTGAGCTGACTGTTCGATATAAGATTTGGTACCGGGAAGGGATCACGGAGGATATGCGGCTGTATGACAAAAAGGATAAGCGCTCTTATGAAATAAAGGCAGTCCTTGATGACGTCTTTGATGATCGAACTGAAACCCACATTGTGGCTGCGGTGACTTCCAATGCGTAGTGGTGTTGATCTCATCGGGAGCAACCAAATGCTTCAATCTATCCGCCAGAAACTGAAATCAGGCGTAGAACGCCTAGAAAATCAAGGCCTACGGGCAGGAGGAGAGATATTCGCAGAATCTCAACGCGAAAAGGTGGCAGTCAGTAACATCAAGCATCTGCACATGGAGGATGACATCAAGGTGAGCAATGTCCGGAGAGACATGGGGATGCGCTATGTGAATATTGGTCCTGGCATAAAGACGGGGTGGAGAGCTCATTTCCTTGAAATCGGTACAAGACAGCACCCCGCACAGCCGTTCATTTATCCAGCTTTCCATGAGAATAAACAACGTGTCTCTCAACTTCTCGCCAGCTATATGAGAGGGGGAATGGACTGATGTACATCGATCTCCATCCTGAAATAACGCAAGCGCTGCTAAAAAATGCAGCGCTTGTTTCTTTGTTGGGGGGCGATCACATCTATCCGATGAGTTCACCGGATGAAAGCCTCCCCTCTTACATCACGTACCAAGAAATCACGAACTTTGACAAGGACTATGCTAGCGATCAAGCACTTTCTAGCGAAATTCACTTCCATTTTGACATCTGGACCCCACATAACACGGGTCCATTTGTCCAGGAATTGAACCGGACGATGGAAGAGCTTGAATTTGTGCGTACTTCCTCGCTTGACGGATATGACAATGATTCTACGCCAAAACGATTCAGAAAAATTTTGAGATACAAAGCTATTAAACTTGGAGGTTGATCTAATTATGGCAGGACAAAACCAACTTGCTGTACCTGTAGGTCTGAAAGATATTTACTATGCCAAACTCATCAAAGATGATGCAACAGGGATCGAGTACGACACTCCGAAAATGATGCTGCCAGCTATCACCGCGAACATCACACCTACTGTTAACTCATCCACCCTCAATGGTAATGACGGACCTATTGTAACAGCAAACGCATTGGGCCCAATTACTGTCGAGATTGGTGTGGCTGCACTTCCTTTGGAAACTCAAGCTGATCTGCTCGGTTCCACAATCAACAGTGACGGATTGTTGATCGATAATTCCGATGACCAAGCACCTGAAGTTGCTCTTGGATACCGGAGAACAATGAGTGACGGCAGCTATGTTTATGTATGGCTGTTAAAAGGTAAATTTCAGCTGCCAGCAGAAGAAGCACAAACAAAACAAGAGGAAGTTTCCTTCCAGACACCGACCATCTCAGCCACGTTCCTAAGACGGTTGTACGATGGTCACTGGAGATTTCGAGCAGACAGCAATAATCCGGCCAGTGCGGCCTTAATTGATTCTTGGTTTACTGCTGTTCCTTCTGCGGATGCAGTCCCAAACCCCTAACGATCTTTTTATCTCCAAGGCAGCCAGTTAAGACAACTAAATGATTGATAAAAAGATCGTTCTTATTATTTCAGGCGGCTCCGGCCGCCCAATTTTTTGGATGGAGGGAAAACGTAAATGGCTGCTAATGATAAGACCCTAAAAACAGCGAAAGGTGGGTTACTAGCACCTCAGCATTACAGTCAGGAAATTGATGATTACGAAGTGACCCAGGGAACGAAAGGGGCTTCCCACGTATATGTTAGGAATTTCCCCCAAGATGTCACCCTACAAGATGCTGCCTCTAATGATAATAACGGAGCTCCGTTTTCTCCTACGAACGGTAACTGTGTCTTAACTTTCGAAATCACTGGTACGAGCACCAGCAGAACAGTCTTTTTCGAGTTGGCCGGACCGAGTGGTAAATACATGCCTGTTACGGCCTTCAGTGTTACAGATGCAACTAAGTTTGACTCACAGTGTACTGGCGGTAGTAACTCGGCCCCGGAGAGTTGGCAAGTTGAGGTTCCGGCAGGATACTCATTCCGTACCCGGATCGGTGCAGTCAAAGGCGGTAACGTGACGATCAAGGGGAAGGCGGTGACGTGAGGTGGATTTCGGAAGAGTAGCGCTTGCACGGCTGGCAAATCTACACCAACCCAAGAGAAGTGTCCCTGCAATCTCTCGAGGCAAATATTATAGTACAACCTCCGATGGTACAAATACCGATATTACGTATCAATCTAAGCATGAGGTTTTAGCCGATTGTTACGGGTTGGTTTTAGTGTTCGGCAACTTTTATAATGATGGGCGAACTATTGACCTTGCTCCCTACGACCTAAAGTTGTCCATTTATTATAACGGCAATGTATATCCTCTCACATTCAACAAGGGGGATATGGTAAGAAGAGTAGATGTGGGCGCTTTAGTGGCTACAGATCCATTGCCTGATGTTACCTTCAAAAAGAACGATGTGTTCTGGGTACGAGCGCATATCTTACAAAAACCGGGTGAGAAACACCCTAGAGGGCTGCTACTCTTCAGTTCACCAAATAATGAAGGGTACACCGTTGGAGATGCCACCGCTAAAGCAGGAGCAGTTACACCAGTAGCTGGCACTTTATATGGATTAACTCCTCTGGCATTGTATGCAACGCCAACAGCAGCCGAATCAAGCTTTAAGACAATCGGTATTGTAGGTAGTAGTAGTGCAAACGGCACCGGAAGAGCTAACACTGTTTGGGAAGGGCATCCCCAGGGAGAGATTGGATATCTGCAGATGGGGGCCATGATGGCAGGCTGGGGGTATCTTACCGCTGCAATGAATGGTCAGCGCGCAGCAGACTTTGCAAATATGACCCGAAGAGGTAAACGCGTAGAACTGCTGGAAAGTTGTGACCTTGTCGTTGTGCAATATGCTAGCAATGATTTATCAGATGCACATCGGACATTCGAGTCTATCCGTGACGATTTGTTAACCATTCACAGACTATTCTGGGATCGAGGAATAAAGACAGTTCAGGTAACTGTTAACCCGAGAACAAATTCAACCGATGGCTGGGCTACTCTCGAAAAACAAACACCGATTAATGAACACTTCGGTCCAGGAGCTAATAGTACACGAGGGAAGCTAAATGCTTGGATTATGAACAACACTGATGATGTTGTAGGAGTGGACCCCAATGCAGGTTGGGAGTCTTCCCCTGAGAGTGGCTTATGGAAGGTTTCCCCGCAAAAGGCTACTGATGATGGGACACACCCAAACACATTCGGTCATGACAACGCAGCAGCCAGTGCGGTTCGAGATTACCTGCTGACTTTCAAGTGAACTGATTTGGGTATTTCATGCACCAAGAGAGGAGGGAATATACCGCCTCTCTTTTTGTATTGGAGGAAACTATATGATGAAGGTGAAAAAGCACCCCATCGTGCTTGATAAAAAGCGATATCTCGTTTTTGATTTGGGTGCCGTGTACGAATTGGAACAATTGTATGGATCATTTGATGCTTTTTTTGATGTGAGTTCACAGATGAGTGAACAAGATGTTATCAATTTTTTGTGGGCTGGACTTCTGCACGAAGAAGAGAGGCCCGAATTAGAAGAATCAATACTCAATCATTACAACTCCCTAGATTTAGCTGGGAAACTGAATGTGAAGATGAATATACTTCGGGCCTTTCTTACAGCGTGGACCGGATTGAATAAAGACGACACCGAAACACCGAAACAGACCAACTCATCATCAGAAAAGGGCGAGTGGAACTGGACCCGTTTTTACTTCATAGGAACCGTACTCTTGAACATGTCGGAGGCGGTTTTTTGGCGTTGTACGCCTGTTAAACTTCTTGCTCTTTGGAAGGAGTACAGGATTAGTAACGGCTTGGACCAAGCAGAAGAAAAACTGACACAACAGCAACAAGCATTCATTGACATGTACGTCTAGCGGGAGGTGAAAATCATGGCAGACAACATAGAAGTTGCAAATCTAGTCACCAAAATATCGATTGAAGATAATGATGTTGAAAAATCGATGGCTCAATTGGCACGACAAATGAAGGTTGTTGAGAGTGAGTTCAAAGCAGCTTCGGCCAGACTCGGAGAGCATGCTAACTCTCAGGAATCTCTCCGGACAAAAGCAGATGCATTGAATAAGCAGATGGAGATTCAACAGCAAAAAATAGCTAAATTGAAGCAACAGCATGATGAGGCAGCAGCAGCAAAAGGTAAGGATGCCAGAGAAACTCAAAATCTCGAAATCAAACTGAATAAGGCCGTCTCTCTGTACAACAAAATGTATAACGAGTTACAGAGAACAACAGCGGAGATAGAAAAACAATCGTCTGCATGGAAAAAAGTATCCCAGCAGTTGGATGCAGCTTCAAAAAAGATGCAGTCAATTGGGCAGAGCATGAAGTCGGCCGGTCAAGAAATGTCCTTAATGGTTACAGCGCCTATTGCTGCAATAGGAACAGCAGGTGCAAAGGCATCAATTGATTTTGAGTCGGCTTTCGCTGGTGTGAGAAAAACGGTAGATGCTACTGAGGCTGAATTCCAAGCATTCTCGAAAGAGATTCGTCAAATGTCCAAAGACATTCCGGCAACGGCAACGGCCATCTCGGAAGTAGCAGAAGCAGCCGGTCAACTTGGTATTAAGAATGAAAGCTTAATGGGCTTTACTCGTACTATGACTGACTTGGGTGTAGCAACAAATATGACTGCTTCGGATGCGGCTACTGCCCTTGCAAGGTTGGCGAATATCACTCAAATGCCACAAGAAAACTTTGACCGACTCGGGGCAACAATCGTTGCGCTCGGTAACAATTTGGCTGCGACTGAATCAGAGATCGTTAACATGGGCCTCCGTCTTGCGGGGGCTGGAAAACAGGTCGGGATGACCGAAGATCAAATCCTTTCGTTTGCAGGCTCTCTCGCCTCAGTAGGTATTGAGGCTGAAATGGGTGGATCGGCATTTTCTCGGGTCATGATCAACATGGCGATGGCAGCGAAAATGGGCGGCGATGACCTGAAAATGTTTGCTTCTGTAGCTGGAATGTCTGCATCCGAATTTAAGAAGCAATTCGAACAGGATGCTACGGGAGCGATAATCTCTTTCATTGAAGGGTTAGGCCGCATGTCCAAGGCCGGAGAAAATACATTCCTCGCGCTTGATAAGTTGGGTTTATCGGAGATACGGGTACGGGATACACTACTTCGTGCTTCTGGTGCTGGTGATCTATTCCGTGAATCCATTGAGCTTGGTTCAAAGGCTTGGAAAGAGAATACCGCATTAACGGACGAAGCGAATCAAAGATACGAGACTACTGCATCCAAGCTGACCATGCTTGGAAACCGTATTACAGATGCAGCTATTACGTTTGGTGACGCTCTTGTGCCAGCCATCATGTCAGCATTGGATTCTTTAGAACCGTTATTTGAATCCATAGAGAAGGGTGCTGCTTGGTTTGCAAGTTTGGATGCGTCTGGACAGAAGTCTGTTCTTACTCTTGTGGCTATTGTCGCAGCAGCGGGTCCGTTGCTGATTGTTGTAGGAAAACTCGTTGAAAGTATAGGTTTGCTGATCCCTGTTATTAAGGGCTTGGGAACTGCTCTGATGTGGTTAGCAACAAATCCTGTTGGTTTGGTACTGATGGCCATTGCTGGGGCAGTAACATTATTTTTCAGCCTAAAAAATAGCATGGCAGAAGCGAAAGCTGCTACCGAAGAGTTGGCTCAGGCTCAACAGGACTTACAAACGATTCAGGAAAACGGAATTACAAGGGATGAAATCGAGGCAACAGAAGAGAAAATCGAAAAACTGGACCAGCTAATCGATACTTATCAAAAGCTGATCGATGCCGCATCCGCTACTAACTCAGCCCAACTGGGAAACAATGTCCTTGCGTTAGATACAGCAGTTGACGAGCTGGACGTAGACATGAAAGAGCTTATGAAGACGGCGAAAGAGTTTGGGGTCACATTGGAATTTGTCGATGAGAACGGAAAGTTAACGGCGAAATCCATGAATCAATTACGTGACGCTCAGAATACTCTCACCAAGGCCGTGAAGGATGCAAAAAGGGAAACAGCGTTAGAAGTAAACGAGTCTGCCAAACAGTTAGCAATGCGCAAACAAGAGGTTAATGGCATTCAGGCTCTTGTTACCACATATAAAACGGCCAAAAAAGGCTCTGATGAATACAAGGCAGCTCAAAACGAGCTCGCTAAAATGTTCCCTCACCTTAGTACAGCTGCCGGTATTAACGTACAAGCTATTGAGAGTTTAATAGCCACTAAAAACCAAGATATCAACCTCACATGGGCTAATATCCAATTAAAAGCTCGAGAGGCAAAACAAGAGACAGATACAGCAATTGCAAAACAAGAAGCGGCTATTAAAATCGCCGAGGGTATTGTTCGGATTGCGGGTGAAGGTGGAATCGCTGAAGCTGCCCTAAACCGAATGAATAATGAGCTCGATCGATTACGCGGTGAAGCAGCAAGCTTACAACAAATATTGGATATGAAGCCGGATGATTTTAAAATTGATCCGGTTGTAATCACACCAGTTAATATCCCGGGTGGTGGCGGTGGTAAAAAAGAGAAAACATCTAAAACTAAAACGCCTAAAGCCAAAGCCTACGAAAACAAAGCTTTAGATGAGGCTTATAAACAACTAGAGCATAAGAAAAAAATGGATGATTTGACGCTTGAGAGCGAGCTTAAGATGCTCGAAAAAATCAAGGCAGCACACGTCAAGACCTCTGATGAACGCATGGAAATCGAAGAGCGCATCTACGCTGTTCGTAAGGCTCTTGGCGACAAAACCCTGGAAAATGCTCTTGATGATTTGGACAAGTCGAAACGTCTTGGTAAGCTATCCGAGGACCAAGAGATTCAGCGCCTGAAGCGCATCAAAAAGCAATATGCAGACTCGGCGGAAGAGCGCAAGCAAATCGATGATATGATCTTCGATGCAGAAATTCGTCGGCAGGAAGCGCTCAAAAAGAAAATCGAAGAAGAAAAGCAACTCCGTAAGGAAGCGACCGATTATGTATCCCAGCAATTACAAGCTGCCTATGAGGACCGTTTGGCCCGTGAAGAGTTGTCGGCAGAAGAACAGTATAAACTTCAGGACCGGCTGCTTAACGACCAGATTTACCTGAATAACAATTATCTCAAGAAGGTGCTTGCGGATAATCGGTATACAGCTGATGAGAAGAAGAAGATCGAGCGGGAGATCACTGAGGTTGTTCGAAAGCAAACCAACGAACGCTTAAAACTCGAACGGGATTATAACGAACAGGTTAGAAAAGAGCAGGTCAACAGAATCAATGAGATGTCCAAGGCTGTTCAAGAGGCCCTCCGTAATAAGTACCAGGAAGAGAAGAAAATCGACGAAGAGCGCATCAAAAATGCTCAACAAGCGAATGAAGAGTGGAAGAGATCCCAGCTGGATGCAATCAAGACAGTTCATGATGCTCGGATCGAATCGGCTCAACGTGCTGCAGATGCAGAAATAGCTGCCATTGAGAGCACTTATAATGCCAGAATAGCAGCGATCCAAAAAGAATTGGATTTGCTTAACCAAGCTGAGAAGCAAAAATCGCGAGAAGAGCTGGATGCAGAGGATGCTAAGAAAATATCCCGACTTCAAGGTCTAATCGAATATGAGCATGATGAATTTAACCGAGTGGAACTGCAAAAGGAACTCAACAAGGTCATGGCTGAACAAGCTGAACGCCATAGACTGGAACAGCTTGAGGACCACAAGGAAGCATTAAAAACAGAGCAAGAAGAGTTGAAAAACAAGCAGAAGGAAGAAATTGACTCGGTTAAAGAACAACTCGCTCTTAAGAAAGAAATCATGCTTGCAGAGTATGAGGCTCAACAGGCCAATATTAATGCCATATACAACGCTCAGAAAGCTTCTCTAGATCAGCAACTGATTGACACCCAGAATCACTATAACGAGCTCTTAAACGCCAAGAACATCCAGGCAGAAGCCGAGAAGATGATCATCAACAAACAACAAGAAGATATATTAAAGCTGTTGGAGAGTTTCGGCGATGGTTACAACCAAGCTGGGCATACTCTCGGAGAAGAGCTAGTTGATGGCATTAGGCCGCATATTGATGAAATATCTGGAATGATCGCTAATGTGGTTGCACAGATTAATGCCGCGCGAAGTATGGCGGTGGCTGCTATGAACGAAGCGGCTAACATGCCTTCAGGCGGGGGCGGGAAGAGTTCAGGAGGTAGCGCTCCACCATCTAGCTCGGGACCGATCCAAGGTAAAGTTATCAGCGTAACTAATAACTTTAATACCCCTGTTACATCACCTTCTGACGTTTCGAGAGCAAGTACACGATCTGCTCAACAATTAGCTATGGGATCATAGGAGGTGCCGAATTGCAAAGAGTTACATTTGTAAATCCCCGAGGTGAGACCGTAGTAATCGGCACCTACGGGCCTTTTGTGCTGGAAAAAATCGAGGGAACAGGAGCGCCACCACTGGATATTAAATCAACTAAGTCTCCCTATCAGGATGGCAGCACCTTTGTAAGTGCTCAGTTTACGGATCGGGATATATTTATACAAGGCTTTATAAAATCAAATCAACAACAAGAAATGTATGAGCTTAGGCGTGAATTGGTAAGGATCCTGAATCCAAAACTGGGCCCCGGAAAAATGGTGTATAGCAATGATGCCCGAAGTTATGCAATTACGGCGATTGCCGAAGAGAGTCCGGTATTTAATGAACGTTATGTAGCTAACCAGATGTTTACAGTTAACTTTGTGGCAAACGATCCGTATTGGAGGGACGAGAACCAAACGGTTCAAGGGCTCCGTTTTGAATCTGGTGGGATGACATTTCCGCTTAGATTGCCCACACAATTCGCTTTCTCGGCATATAGGGGGACTTTCACGAATTCGGGAGATGAGGAAACTCCTGTAGAGATCCGATATAAAGGACCAGCCACAAACCCTATCGTAGAGAGTGAAACAACGGGTGAATACATCAAGGTAAACTATGAACTCACAGAACATGACACTTTAATAATTAATACGGCATTTGGTAATAAGCGTGTTGAAGTATTGAATGCCGATGGTAGCCGAACGAACGTATTCCATTGGATTGATCTCGGGAGCACGTTTTTCCAACTTCGACCTGGACCTAATATTTTAAAATACGGATCCGACAAAGACAGTGACCAGCAAGCCGCAACAGTAACAGTGTATTGGAATAACAGATATGTTGGGGGGTGATGACGATCAGCGGACCATCAGTAAGGATATTGGATACAGATTTCAATTTGCTCGGAGAAATTGACAATTATGAAAGCCTGCAGTTTACCCGGAGATTTTACCGACCCGGAGAGTTTGAAATGCATATTCATATTGGCAAACGTCATACAGACCAACTACTACACGATCGAGTGATATACATCAACAATCAGCCTCATAAGTCAGGTATTATCCGATACAGGGAAATTACTGAAGATGACAGTGGGATTGAAACGTTAATTGTAAAGGGCCCCACTCTTGGTGGTGTCTTGGATCAACGTGTAACCGTCACAAGCAACTACGATCGCATTAGAGGACCGGCTGAAACCGTCATGAAGCATTATGTAACCAATCACCTTATAAGCAGCGCCTACCCAGACCGGAATATTCCGGTCTTTTCTGTTGCTCCAAATCAATATAGGGGCAAAGAAACACCATGGCAAACCCGTTTCGATCCACTGGATCAAGTAATGGAAAAGATCGCTGAATGGTGTGATATAGGTTGGTTGGTAAAACTGGATTTTCAGAACAAGAAATGGATGTTTGATGTTCTGCCGGGAAGGGATTTGACAGCAGGGCAAAGCATTCTGCCGCCAGTGATATTTTCTCATGACTTTGACAATATCCAATCTCAACAATATGTCGATTCTAAATTGCAATACAAAAATGCCGGATATGCAGGCGGGAAAGGCGAAGATGAAGATCGTTTGATTCAATTCGTAGGCGGTGGTCTTGGCCTTAATCGACGGGAGGTTTTTCTGGATTGCTCCTCCGCTGATAATGCAACCGAGCTGATCGATTTAGGTAAGCAGAAACTATCCGAGTTGAAACAAATCGTGACCTATAACGGAATGATTCTGAACACAAATAGTTTCGTGTATGAGAAGGACTGGGATCTTGGAGACCGTGTGACTTTGCAAAATCGATCATGGAATCTTGCGATGGACAATCGAATCACGGAGGTCAAAGAAATATACGAACCAGCGTCAAAGATCGAAGCCGTCCTTGGTGATGAGATACCTACAATAACGAATTTTGTGAAAAGACTTAAAAACGATGTTAAAAGGAGTGGTTAGCACATGCCGCAAAAGAGCAGCTTTTTTGATTCGGCTCCTGGTGATGAAAGGTATTATCCAGCTCGAGAATTTGCTGAGTTTTTCGCGCTTTTCATCGGAAACGGTGTGTACAAAGGAGGGACCTATTTAAAGGTAACAGCAACAGGTAAGGATGCCAACGTATCTGTTGCGCTTGGTAATGGGTGGATAAACGGATATAAATATACCGTCTATGATTCACCTCTTGTATTACCTATTCAGCCAGCGACAACACAAGATCGAATTGATCGGATTGTTTTACGACTTGATACTAGCGCTCCTGTAAGAGCTGTACAAGCTTTAGTTTTACAAGGCACCCCAGCGGCATCACCTGTTGCCCCAGGCATAGTTCGAGCGGGTGATATTTATGACCTGAGTCTTGCACAGGTTAGAATAAAGGCCAACAGCAGTATTGTGTTACCGGAAAATATCACAGATGAAAGGTTAGACAATACGGTATGTGGCGTAGTTACTGGCGTGGTACAACAAGCAGACACGACAGCTATATTCAATCAATTTCAACAGTGGCTGAATACAAAAACTGCTGAGTATCAGAAACAATGGAACGATTTTATGAGATCGGTTGAGGATAGTGGTTTTGCTACAACAGATTATGTAAATAACAAACCGTGGCAGAAACGAAAATTGACAGAAGAAAATGGCGCTTCAATTAACGTGAGCAATGGTAATGCAAATAATCTTACAGCAGCTGGTTTTTACGTTGGTGAAAATATTGCTAATGCACCTGCAACAGGGGATGGGAAGTGGTATTACATTAATGTAATCGCGATGTACGCTGGCGCGTGGGTAAAACAAGAAGCTATAGATTTATTCAGCAATACTTATCAAATGCGCACAGGCTCGGATGTGGGTGGTGGCGTAGTAACTTGGGGGCCTTGGACACAAGACCTTTTTACCTCTGTCGCTAACGGGAAACAGGCGATCGCTACCGCCATTAGCGGCAAGGGAATTCCAGCAACAGGTAGCGAGGAATTTGCAGCATTAGCCAATAAAATAAGTCAGATTAATACCGGTATTAAAATGGCAAGCGGGACCTTGGACTGGAATACAAGGACTATTTCGAACCTACCTTTTAAGCCAATGATCCTTATCATAAGGGTGGAAGTTAAATATCCACCTGCAGTTTCTGATGCATATGGTAGAGGACTAATGTCAGCTTATAATCTCGGATCCGGTGTAGTTGTACTAGGTAATTTACAAGTTAACCAGAGCATAGCCCAACTAAAGGATGTTGTATTCGGTGCAAACCACGTAAATTTTGACGTGCAATCCAATTGGGGGCATGAGGGGTTTTACATCGGGGCGCAGCCTTATCAAGTGTTCGGAGCATAGGAGGGATGTAATAAATGAGCGAGCCAACAGCATTAGGGAGACGCTTTTTCTGGGTCAAGTCAACAGGTAATATTGTGGCACAACGTGGAGAGATGCCATGGGGCATTGAATCGACCAAGGAAGAAGATTTTGAGGTTTATGTTGAGTTAAAACCGTATGATCCGGACGCCATCGAAATGACCACGTTCGAACCAAGACAGTACGAGGAGGAGTTTTCAAGGGCGATAGATTGGAGGTTTGATCCTGATACTGGAAACATTCAGTTTGCATATCCAAATCCAGACGATCCAGAAGAACAGCCTGTGTACCGCAAGCCACTAACGGAAGAGGTTGATGAGCTAAATGTAACTATGGGAACTCTACTGATGGAGAGTGCGAACGATAAGGCAACCATATCATCCCTAGAAGAAACAGTCGGGACATTGCTATTTGAGGTAGCTGCACTGAAGGGAGGTGCAGAGTAGATGTGGTATCCGATCGTCAAACGATATTATGACAATCATCATCCTCTATACAACGATGACAGTCTAAAAACATTTGTTGCAGCAAAGATGATTACACCGGAGCAGTACCAACAAATCGCTAAAGTTGAATATGTAGCATAGCACAGCGCCGTAAGGCGTATTTTTTATGCTCTTGGGTGGTCCGAGGGCTTCTCTTATATACAAAGATAGGGGGACGAGGGGATGTCTACAACACAAGGGGTGGGTGACGTGCACGATGTAAATACATTGGTTAGCTTGCAAATACAACTCGCCAGGATCGAAGAGACATTGAAGCCATTGGCCGCTTTGGTTCCATCCGTAGCGGATGTGAAGGAAACATCCAGAGAAGCATTGACGTGCGCACAGCAGGTGAAGCAGAAACTTGAAGGTCTGGAAGTTGAATTTAATCAAACTAAGATAATTGCGGAGGAAGCACTCCGGAAAGCGAACGAGGCTATCAAAACACAAGAAGCACAGGCTGAGAGCCAGAAATGGTTCAAGCGTACTTTTTTCGGTGTGGTTATCGCTGGGGTTGCTGGTGGTATTATGACTGCTGTCTGGGCCGGTATCAAATTAGCAGCACTTAATTAATAGGAGGATGAAAGTACATGGAATGGAACTTGATATTTGATTACATCAACCCTGAGCTCATCGGGGTTGTTTTTGCATGCTGGATTATTGGTTACGTCCTTAAACGGACGCCGTTTATTCCTGATTGGTCCATTGTTTATTTAGTCGGTGTGGTAGCTATTGTATTTGTTTGCTTGATCCAAGGATTTAGTGTTCAGGCAGTCATCCAGGGAATCCTGTGTGGGGCTTTCGCTGTTTTCGGTCACCAAGCGGTAAAACAGACAGTCAAGGCAGTGGGTGGTCCCAATGAGTAGTAAGGCGGCGTTCATCCAAAAAATCGCCTCTTTTGCAGTGGCAGATATGAAGAATACCTTTATCCCTACATCGCTAACTATTGCCCAGGCTGCACTTGAAAGTAATTGGGGTACATCGGGACTAACCCAAAAGGGTAACAATTTATTTGGGATAAAAGGCAAAGGGCCAGCCGGTAGCTGCACGATGTTAACAACGGAGCATGTAAAAGGTAAGGATATCAAAGTAAGCGCGGAATTCCGCGCTTATAACAATTGGGGCGAGTCCATTGCAGATCATACCAAATTGATTTTAAATGGTGTGAGCTGGGACCGAAACAAATACAAGAAGGTTATCGGAGTGGATGGTAAAACAGCAGCGCAAGAAATCCAGAAGGCCGGTTATGCTACCGATCCAAAGTATGCCGATAAGCTAATATCTATCATGGATGCATACAACCTGTATCAATACGACACAATGAAAGGGGCCTCAACCGTGGATAATAGCGAGAAGGTAAATGTCATTGTAAACGGGAAACAGATCAAAGATGGAAAGTTGGAGAATGGCGTGACCTATGTACCTCTGAGAGCTGTTGGTGAGGCGCTCGAAGCAAAAATAGACTGGGATAATAAGACCAAGACCGCCACGGTCACTACAAAGAAGTAATTTAATAATTAAGACCCTATCAGCTCATGGCTGGTAGGGTCTTTTCTGCATTAATCCTCGAAAAGCTCATCCATGAGCCCATCGATTTCATTTCTTCGCTTTTTTGTCTCTTCTCTGTCCAAGGTAAAATGGTCACCCTCAATTCTAACCACATCACCAACTTCAGCATCTATCGGCAGGAGGTGTTTTGGATAATCCACTGTATGGCCATCCTCGATTTCAATTACCACTGTATCGCTCTCAAATCGGTCAATAACACCTTTTATCATTTTGATTACCTCACAGTCTTGAATTTTATATTCTTCCCATCGCTTATTGCTGTGATCGTACCCTGAGTATCAGTCCGGTAGATAGTAACCTTAGATTTTTTTAAACGATTAACAATTGCAGACTTTGGGTGACCATATTTATTATCTTTGCCTGCACTAATTACGGCATACTTCGGGTTGACAGCATTGAGAAATTTCAGTGAGGTCGATGTATCCGATCCATGATGTCCCACCTTCAGCACGTCGGCATTCAATAGGTCCGGCCTCTTCAGCATGTCGGTTTCGCTCTTAGTTTCGGCATCGCCCGTAAATAGGAAAGATGTGTTGCCATATTGTACTCGTAACACAGCGCTCCAAGCGTTCAAGTCTTTTCCATAATCCGCAACCGGGGCAATAAACTCCGCTGTGACCCCTTCAAGCGGGAGCGTAAGTCCAGCCTTAGCAGTTTTTATTTTTAATCCACTGTTTTTAACTGCAAGCAAAAAGTCCTTGTATGTATTTGTGGTGTGAGATACTCGAGGAGCATAAACACTCTTGGTTGGTATTGCATCAATCACTGTATCCAAGCCGCCGATGTGGTCAGCGTCCGGGTGAGTGGCAATGATAGCATCAAGGCTTTTAACGCCAAGCTGCTTGAGATAATCAACGACCTCGTCTCCCTTGTGGTTGTCTCCTCCGTCAATCAGGATATTTTGCCCCTTTGGTGTACGTATTAGGGTAGAATCACCCTGTCCAACATCTAGGTAAAAGACCTGAAGTGAGCCAGATGTATGTCTCTCTGGGATCGGTTCGCTTGCTGCTGATGTGGGGAAACCCGGGGAGCAGGCGACCAGTAATGATAAAATAAGTCCTAGTATTATGTATAATTTTTTCATGTTACCTCCTTAATGTATAAATTTTAACACAATTAAATCTACACGAAGACCCTACCAGTTAAAATGCTGGCAGGGTCTATGTTAGTGGCGCTACATTTGTGACTTAGCTATATTCATGCGTTCGATCCAAGTGAGGTCTCCTTGCGTGCAATACTTAGCATCGTCACCTATAATAAGAAATCCATATTCATAGGAGTCCACATTCAGCACTCTTCGCGAACCATCATCAAATTCAAGAGTTAAGAAATAGCTATTAGTTATATCGGTACTTCCTCCTCCACTGCTTTCCATACGCTTATCTACAATTTTACAAGGTATAGCTACTACTGGTTTTTTTAAGCTGCGTTTCTCAATACGTCTCTCATATAAATTTCTAAAAAATATAGCTAGAAATAATCCCCCGAAAAATACAACTAAAATAATATAGGGTCCTACTTCGTCAGAAATCATCTAAATCCTCCTAAAATTTACATTCTTCTTTCTTAAGGAGAATTATACCAGATAGGTATGGTTAGGTTAATACTTCATTATGTGAGTTCTAAAATATATACTGATTGAATTAAGAACTAACAATCACATATAATACAAACAAATGTTCTTGTTATTCTAGGAGGTAATCATCATGCTGCCGGATCGCGAGCGAAAGTTACTCCGGATCCTGATCAATTATCCGAGTCCCGTACATAAGAGCCGTATGCCTGATTATAGACGTTTAGAGATGATGACCGGACGGAGTTACCAGGATTTACTGAAAGGGCTTCGTTATTTGGAAGACCACGGATATATAATATGGCCGAATAAATCAACAACAGAGAACATTCAAATCATCAAAGCGGAAGTCATGGAGCAGTCACCTCCAAGCAAACAGAGAAACATGGATTACTGGACAAAATATTGAAAGCACAAGAAAGCCTGCCGCTAAATGCGTCAGGCGTTTTTTATCCCCAAATTATCCCCAAAAGTCACTTCCCCGGACATCAAACCCACGTTTACGAAGAGCTGAAATGATCTTCTGGACGGTCTCAGCTCTAGGTTCATAGTGATCATCCCCGCAAAGCTGCGTAAGGGTGTTCCTATTCAGTTTTGCATTCTCCACTAGCCAGCCCTGGGTGATGCCATTCTTATCCAAAAATCTCCCGAGTCGAGACCTCTTTTTCCCTAATCCAAACATATTCCCCACTCCCCTTCTACTACAGAGGATGGACAGTCTATGAAAATTTTATTCATGTAACTATGAAACATAGGCAAGCTGTACCGCATAGATATGTAACCAGATACGGCACCAAGGGCTAAGGCGCCAGTCCAGTACCGTAACCAGTTCAACAACAAGGCGGGATGCGGATGATATCGGCCATTGATGCGGGAAATTACAGGACCAAGTTTTATGACGGTAGGAAGCTGCAAGCATTCCCCTCTCTGATCGGGGAGTATAGGGAGCGGAATCTGAAACAGCAGTATGGCGAGTTTGACTATGAATGGGAATATGACGGGCAGCGTGGCTTCGCTGGCACGCTGGCACTACATGAGAGCGAATGCGCGGATAGTCGTAAAGGGGAAACCAAAGCTCATCCAGATGCACGCCTGCGGACGCTACTGGCTTTACATCAGTTTGGCGAGGGGATAGAGCATCAGATCATTGTCGGCCAGCCGATCAGCACGCACCACGAGGCTGAAAAGTCGGCTATCAAAGAAATGCTATGTGGCCGGCATGAGCTGACTGTAAACGGCAAGAGAAAGATCATCGTCATTCGGCGCTGCGAGGTGGCAGCGGAAGGAGTAACTGCCGGATTACTGGTGCCGGGTGGTGGTTTGGTTCGCGTGATCGATGTCGGCAGCGGTACGGTTAATTTTGGCACGCTCATCGATCGTCGCTTTAATGACCGAGGAAGCTTCACGCTCGGTACCGGCATGGAAACCTTGCGATCCGTGCAGCCAGCAGATTTCGCCCGCCAGATAGCACTCAGAGCGCTCGCAAGGGGCTGGAAAGCGAATGACACAGTTTATCTTTGCGGAGGTGGTGCGGGGGATGTCCTGGCTGCGCTGAAGGCTTACTTTCCTGATGTTCGGATGATTGAGGGTGACCCAGAATATGCAAATGTAAAAGCATTTTATCTGATCGCGAGGAAGGTCTATGGCTAAGGATATCCGGATTATACAGGTGGCGTTTAACGTTCTGGATCCCGACCAGCTGCAGCAATATGAGCATGTGCGGCTGCGGCCTAATCAGTCGGGCTTTCTAAAACGATTGATCCAGCGAGATATTGACGGAGGCTTCCCAGGGCCTCGGCAGCAGGTAGCGGAACTGCAGGAAGATTTTGCGGTTGAGGGGTTTATCTAAGGAGGGATAACATGATCGAACTGACGGCTATTTTTAAAATCCTCGGGATCGGGGTAGTATCTCATTTCTGTTCCAATGTACTGGAGAACATGGGGCACGGCGGCAAGGTAATGTACATCAAGATTGCTGGGTATGTGGCGTGTGCATACATCTCACTTGATGCCTGGTGGGATTGCTTGCAGATGGTTGCCCGCACCTTTGGAGTGCATGTTTGATGCATTAGCAGAGACCTATGCAGGTAAGTTTGTATATGCAGCAGTAACATTGCAATTGTAGTACGAGCAAAAACCTTGAGGGATAAAGAAATTATGAATTTGTTTTGAGCGATAGCGAAAAGAGGCGAAGCGAATGGTAATTAGCGGAGTAGGAGGATTCGCAGTCTTGAAATTAGCGGCAGCGTGCGGATGCCTGGGAGGTGCGTGGACGGTTTATAGATCGAGCGCGGATTCTGTGTACAGAGCCAAGATGCGGAAGCTCTTTCTGGCCGGAGAGATATGTTATAAGCGGAAGGTTCGACAGGGGAAGGAGATTCGCGCTTACCCGCAGGTAAGCCGGGTCACGGTGTACCATGATTGCGTGCAGGTGGTGTTTATCCTACCAAATGGTTTGGACCCGCAGGAGGTTCGTAAGAGAGCATGGCTATTTGAACAAACATTTGGCGACAACATTGAGCTGACGGGGTCCTCTAAGACGTTCACACTCAACATCTACGGTCAGGATGTACAGCGGTTTGATTATAACCTAGAAACCGTGGAAAAGGCCGTGCAAGGACTCAGGCTACCTATCTATGTCGGACGGAGCCGGACAGGGGATGAAGTGTATGACATGACGGAGCACCCGCATTTATTGGTGGCCGGGGAGACTGGCAGTGGGAAGTCGGTTGCCTTGAGGTCCATACTTACAACGATAATCCGGACAGCGGCGGACAGACTGGAATTGTATTGCGCTGACCTTAAGCGGTCAGAGTTCCATATATTCAAATCTATCGCCCAGCAGGTTGTTGTTGAAGCTCCTCAGCTGCACCAGATCGTGCTTAAGATCAGGAAAGAGATGAGGCGTCGCGGGGATCTGCTGGACCGAGCTGGCTTGGCAAACATTGAGGATCTGCCGGTAGCTGATCGGCCTCCCTACATCGTCTTGGCGATTGATGAAGTGGCACTGCTCAAAAAGGAAAAGGACCTCATGGAAGGAATCGAGGAGATCAGCGCGATCGGCAGAGCCCTGGGTGTGTTCTTGATCCTCTCGATGCAGCGGCCAGATGCTGACGTCCTGGACGGTAAGCTCAAGAATAATCTTACAGTAAGGATGGCATTCCGCCATAGTGACGAGATCAACAGCCGTATTACCCTAGGCAGCGGAGAAGCTGCAGATATCCAGCAGAGCCAAAAGGGCCGCATGATATTGAAGCTGGATGGCATGAAATCAGTTCAAGGGCCATACTTAGATATTCCCAAGGCAAAGGCACTCCTGGAGCCATACACGCGCTCAGAGGAGGCGGCAACGGCTCAGGCTGTTGATCAGGAAGCTCAGGAAGATGACACCATTGAGATTGGGGTGTTGTAGGATTGAATGCGCGTGACATGGCTATTGTAAAGGATCTGGAGCGGTTCCGTTGCCTCACTCGTGATGATGTGGCGGAACTCCATTTCTCCAATGTAAAGAATCCGATAACCCAGGCGAACATGGTACTTAAGCGGCTGCGTCGAGATGACATCATTACATGTACCACCGATCGCCGGAAGTACATATACTTCCCTGTGCCAGGCATTAAAAAGGACAGTGCTAAGATCGGACACTTCCTGGCTATCGTAAATTTCTATAAAGAGATCCGGAAGGTTGAGGAACCGAGGGTGTTTAATGTGGAGCCCAAGACGGGAGGTAAGGGAAGACCTGAGCCGGACGTGTTCACGATCTGGAAGGGTGCTCCGTGGTTCGTGGAGATACAAAGGAGCCAGTTTTCAGACAGAGTAATGCAGGAGAAGATGAACCGATATGAGCAGTATTACCTTAGCGGTGAATGGGAACAGGAGCCTTGGCAGCCGGCGGCCAAGAAGGTGTTCCCGTATATCTGGATAATCGGGTCCGGGACTGGGAATTATCGCACGGATGGAAGGTTGTTCAGGGTGTTCCAGAGTCCGGTGGATGAGATGTTGAAACGAATAAAATAGTGCGATTTGATTCCACACTCTTCCAACCGTGGTACAATAGTCCTTACTGAATTGAAATACAAAAAATAATTAGTTCTAGGAAAGGAGTAATTGATGTGGGTGATATCTTATTTGAACAATTGAAAAGGATTATTGTATATAAAAATGAAATAGAGGATGAAAAAGAACGAATTCAAAAGAAAATTGATTATACAACAGTTAGCCCGAAAGAAAGGAACAACCTTGAGCATGAAATATCACGATTAAACGGTGTCCTGGACGGGATTCAAGATATATACATGCATTTAGATAACGCGTTTAGACACAAACTTACGAATAGTCAGATTGAAACATTAGAAGGTCTATGATCTTGAAGTTAGGCTGGCAAAATATCCGGGATGTTTTCCCGGTTATTTTTTTGTGAATTATATACGATAAAGTCTTGTATTTTATATGACAATGTCGTATATTTTATACAACGTCAATCAACCAATATATAACAAACGAGGAATTTACAGCAGAGGAGATGGTTTCACTTGACCTTGAATAAGTACCGCTTGATGGCAGAAGAGATAGGGGGAGAAAAAGGGTTAGAAATTTTAGAACTTGTTAACCAGTTGAAAGAAGCCCGAGAGATCATTGCAGGGATTAAATTCCCGAGGGTCTTGGGTAACAAAGAAGTTGCAGACGCCATCGGAATTGACCCCAAGAACATGCACCATGCCCGAAAGACTCGATTTTTTCCTGATCCAGATTTCATGGTTGGAACTCGGCCGTTTTGGTTTGAGACAAGTATTCAACATTATAAGGATCAGCTCGAGGAGTGGCGCAGCAAGAAATAATTATTAAGGGGATTAGAGCCGATGTGGGATATGGTCATGTTTATGCTGTTCTCAACATTAGAGGTCTACGCAGCATTTGTATTGATGATGGCGATATTCAGAATGAACGCACTTGAGTACATCTGGCAGTCTTTCATTATCGCATTATTGATGGGCATTCAGAGTTACTTTTTAAGAGAGGTTGACTTGGGATACATAGCAACGCTAATTAATCTACTCTGTTACGTCCTTCTGTTAACAACCGTTGTTAAAGTCTCACTGATTTGGTCAGCCATCGTTGCGTGTATAGGATTCTTCCTTTATGGAACCATCCAAGCGGTTTTGTTTACAACGATTAGAGGAGAATTACTACAGATCGTCACAAGTGTGTTAATTATGGCATTGTCGTATGTATTGTACCGGTTCGGAATAGGATTTGCTCTCGATTTTGACAAGCTGAGGTTTAAAGGAGAACGCATCATTGTCATCACCGTGATTATATTATCGTTCATCTTGATGACAATCTCTTTGTATCAGCATCAGGTATGGATAAACATATTATTTTTCGCTGTGGCATCAGGACTTTTCTTATATTACGCAATTCAGAAGGAACGGGAGGATTTCTTATGATAGAGAACATGGCCTGGAAGATGGCAACACATATTAAGTCGGTGGTGCCGGATCATCCTGCCTCTGTTGCGGTTCTCAATCATATCCTGATTATCATCCTGAACGTTACTGCAGTTGTAGGACTATCATTGACGGTTTCGTTGTTCACAGGGAATACGCGCGAAGTAGTTATTTTATTATCATCCTTTGCTGCCCTAAGACAACTTTCCGGCGGTTTACACTTGAGGTCAAGTACAAGCTGCGCATTGATCACAGCAGCCACAGCCACGTTGCTTTCGTTCATTTCCTTGGATCATTTCTGGATCGTTACTCTTACAATCATCAGTGCAATCCTAGTTCTGTTGTATGCACCTACCGGTATTGAAAAACAAACCATTATCCCACCGAAGTTCTTTCCAGCATTGAAGATGGTGTCTTTCTTACTGGTTATATTAAATCTATTGCTTACTTCTAACTCCGTTGCGATAGCTTTCTTTGTTCAATGTATTACTTTAATCCTAAACAAGATCATGAAAGGAGGTGAGAAGCAGTCATGAGATCATATGTATATTCCAAATTCGCAACGGTATTATCCGCTCTTGCCGTACTGTCCGTTTACCCAGCAAGTCTGATTTTTGTTAACAATCCGGAACCACCAGCGGAATTGTTAAATAAATAAGAAAATGGAGCTGATTCAGCAATGCAATATCTTACAGTGACAAGGGATATTGAGGGCGAATCAGGAATTGTAAATCTGAACCGAAATGACATCATATTCCTGGAGTCAAGAAAGCCAATTCAAAGGGTAGCTGTTCATACTGAGAGAGAAGAGTTTTACTTACCAGGTACATTGAAGTATTGGGCAACTACTCTTAACAGTAGCGGGGAAAGTTATCGAATTGTTGATCGGAATATCGCGGTTAACATCGATAAGATTGTCTTGATGGATAGTTTACAAAAGAGGGCGTACTTTAGCGATGAAGTCAAGAAAACCTCTAAATACTGCACCCTGGCATATTGGAGGTATTCGGAACTTGAGAAGGAATTTATGATGCTTAATCCGCAATTAATCATAAATTGAGTTGAAATATGAAAGAGGACCTACACAGGAGTGATAGGTCCGTTTTTTTTGCTCATTTATATATAACACTTCAGAAGTGGAGAAAGTTTGATGTTTTTACAAATAAATTCGGATTCCCCAGCTTTTGTTTACAATATCACCCATCTGGAGTTAAATAATGTATAACAAACAAATTTGTTGACAAATAAAAACTTTACGAGCTTGTAAAGTCAGCCTCGGCAGGGAGCAGTAAACTACTCACTCCATACCTATTACGCTAATGGGGCCATTCATATAAATCGGCCTCTGTACATCCAAGAATAATGCATACCCCGCGCATAATGAGAGGGGACATGGGCCGATGGTCATTCTCATATTGACTGATCATTGTCGATGACACCGTTAATCCCAAATCATTCCGGAGACGATCGGCAAGGCATTCCTGAGTAAGGCCAGCCTTAGTCCGATAATAGCGCAATAGGCACCTGCCGAGTTGCAGTGCCATATTGATCCTCCAAATATAAAATTAAAATTTGAATAAACACATCATTCGCTTGTAATAAAAAAATATATGGGGGTAACAAATTTATGAAGAATTCATCAGGTGGTTTGGATGTTGCTTGTTTCTTGAAGTCAATTGCAAAGGATACGCCACAAAATCAAAACTTAATCCAGTTGCTAATTAGTGATCTTGTTGAAGAAGCAGACGAGCCATAGCAAGGACCTTCTGTTTTTGTGCATCTGTTAGTTCCCTACCGTCTATTTCCATGTCTAAACTCAAAAAGGAATCGTCACTTAAATTTATCTTTTTTACCGCATCCCTTTCGGCATCCGTCAAGCTGCTGTTAGGGTTGTTTGTGTTTCCAAGTACCCAATCAGTTGATACCTCATAGAGGTCACACAAGACCTTGAGTGTGTCATAATCCGGTTCACTTACCCCGTTTTCATACCCACTTAGAGTCTTATTATTGATCCCAGTATGCTGTTTCACTTGGACTTGAGAAAACTTCTTGTTAATGCGCGCTTCTTTAAGACGATTAGCATAAATCGGTAACATATAAATCCACCTCTCCTTAACAACTCAGATACTATCATAATTCCTAGAAACGGAGAACTTATTCTTAAATACGCAGAAAAAAATAAAAATATTCCTAAAATAAGGGTTGCATTCTTAGAAAATAGGATGTATATTTGGTTTACGAAATTCTTAGATTCTAGGAATTGGGAAATTGAATAGAATGGAGGTGATAGCCATGTTGAATTCATCTACTGAATCCTCCGTGTCTCAACGAATCCGGAACCATATCCGTTCTAAGGGCATACCGTTAAAGGTTGCAGCAGAGAAGTCAGGTATCCCACTCGGGAGATTCTACCGGGTGATGGACGGTTCATCAACGCTACATGCCGATGAAGTTGAGAAGCTGTGTATGGTTGAGGAGTTGGAGCTTAATCCCAAGGAATTGCTATGCCCTAGTATTCTTAATAATTAAGAATTTGGCTACAAGTTGAATTATACGGTAAAGTCGTATATTTCGTCAATATCTTTTGGATATTATTTCCGATTGGAGGTCGAGCGGATGAAAGCTCAATCAGTTGTGATTACAGATGATCAAACTGCATCGCTTATCAAGAGAGGTACTGCCTGCACATTAACTGTGTTTGAAGCTGAGCTCCACGATCAAGAACAAGGGATATACATCCCAGCAAAATCAATCAGTATTACAAATTTACAGGGCTTGATCCAATTAAGAGATTTACTAAATCAAGCCAACTTAGAGGAGAGGTGAGAATAATGGCAGTCATCATTCATCCAGTACATCGAAAGCTTGCGGAACTGGTACTCATGATAATCGATCATGGCAGCGGCGAATTACGTGTTGGATCAATCGAGACGAGGCTGCTACTTCCACTGCTGATTGACAACCTCAGACTTGTCCGTGAAACGGACGAGCTAAAGAACCTGGCTCTTGAGGCGCAAACAGCTGGAGACATGAAATGGGTGCAAGAAATCACTATGAAGCTTGATGGAATGGAGGCTAAGTATTCATGACTCAACTCAACGAGATTCCGGCCGAAGTCATTCAACACTATAACAATCTCCACAGGTTCAAGAACAGCGGCCTTGTAAACCCAGCAAAGATTGACTTTGTTCATATGGAAATCACAATGATCGAGCGCGACGTTCCTGGCATTAAAGAATCATGATAGCCGCGTTGATCTTCATCGGTTGGTTACTCATTAATGCTTTGATCTTCTGCCGACTCTTACTGGCAGCTGAAATAAGAGAAAGGAGAAATGAAATTGAACGAAGAGAATTACCTACGCATGAAAATGGTACAGGCATTACAAACAGAACGCCGCATGCTGACGGAAGGCAGGCACCTTGAAGCACTGAACGCTCGTGGTGAATATCGAAAATGCCGACAGGAGCTGCTGACACTCTGGGGCGATCGTAGGAGCTTACAGGTGGCAATGTAAGGAACATATTCCTTGAAGGGAGGTGAACAAAGCGATGAAAAACATGTATTGGGTCCGAGGTGAAGTAACTGCCATCATTCTTAATAGCCCGCGTTACGGTCGCATGGAAACTTTAATTAGCACAAGCAACCTACAGGTAGCCCAATCATACGAAGGGACATGGTATGCGAATTGGAGCCCCATCACAAAAAGCTTCTATTGTGCTGGAAGGATCAAACTTCCTAACGGAAGGATATCCACTGTGTATCTTCATAGATGGATCACCAATTGTCCACAAAATATGCAAGTTGATCACTTCAACAACAAAACCCTAGATAACACTGACGCGAATTTAAGGATAGTTTCCAGGTCAGGAAATCAACAAAACAGAGCTAGAAACCAACGTAATAACACATCTGGGGCAAGAGGGGTAAGTTGGAACAAGAAAAGTCAGAACTGGGTGGCTGCCGTAGTGCTTCAAGGGAAAACAAAGACCATCGGTAGATATGACACGGTCGAAGAAGCTGACAAAGCAGTGAAAAACGCTCGAGCGAAATTCATGCCTTATTCCAAAGAAGCGAGCGTCAAATTGAAGACGCCATAATTTTTTTTGCCAAAATCGGGGGGTTGAGCCCAAAAAGGAGAATGCGCGATGTCCAAAATGAAAGTCGAATTGGAGTTAGATTGGTTTGATTCTGAGACCGGGAACGTTTCAGACGAGCTTAGAGACGAGGTTGTAAGGGGATTGCAGGATCGACTCATAAGCAAGGTCGAGAAGCAAGTGCAATCAACCATTGAAGCGAAGATCACTGAAGCGGCAGACAAAGTAACAAGTGAATTTCTTACAACCATTTTTGAGGAGAAGCTTCAAAATATCAAAATCCCTTGGGAAACAGGAATGTGGCGGGATGAAGTTAAGTTGTTGCCTCTCAGTGAGTATGTAGGCAAACAGTACGACAAGTTCCTTGAACGGAAGGTCTTCGACGAACGTGGCAATCGTACTGAACGGGAGCGTGAAGCAAAGTATACAATCCATGAATACTTTGCCCATAACATGCTTGGTAGAGAGCTTGAAAACAAGTTGGCTGCGCTAATTGCAGATGCGCGGCAACGAGCGGAGGACACAGTTCTGAAAACCCTTGAGAAGAATCTTCGCGAACAGTTGTCTGCTGATATTATCAGCCGGTTGAATATCCCTTCGATGCTAAAGAGCTTACAGGAAAAGGCGGCGGAAATTGATTCGCTGGAACAAAAGAAGACGGAGATTTAGGGGAGGCAGGCAAATGAAAAGAGGACAAATTTGGATGGCTGACCTTGGAGAAGGGCTGGGCAGTGAACAGCACGGAACTCGACCAGTTGTGATCCTTCAAAACGATGTGGGCAATCTTCATTCACCCACAACGATCATTGCACCTATTACAGATTGTAATAAGCGATATATGCCGACACATCAAGAGATATGGAGTACGGAAAAGCCATCAGTCGTCTTGCTGGAGCAAATTCGAACCGTCTGCAAAAGTAGGCTTTTGTTCCAAACAGGTGAGTACCTCAGCAAATACGAGATGAATGGCGTGGACCAGAAAATCCTAATTAGCCTAGGGCTGACTGGAGTAAAGGAGGCAAGAAAAAAGGATGAACCAATTCAAGTTAATTGAGGGCATGTGTCATAACTTTAAAGCCCACCGTGATCTATGTGTTAAGTTTGGCGACCTGACCAAGATCACGGGGGACAACGAGGAAGGAAAGTCCAGTGTTCTGGATATCCCTCCATGGACATTGTACGGCACGGACACCTTTGGGAGCAAGATGGACCCTACTCCTACGACGTATAAATACGATTATGTCATGGCAGAAACGCTGCTGGAAGTGGATGGCAAGCTGCTGAAATTTGGCCGCGGGATCGAGAAGGGGAAAGCCACCTATTACATCAATGATGTGCCAAGCAAGGCGAGCGACTTTGAAGAGATCGTAAAGTCTCTGATCGACAAGGATCTGTTCCTATGCTTATACAATCCTTCATACTTTTTCTCTCTTCATTGGGAAAAGCAGCGTGAAATAATGCTTCGATATGAAATGCCGCCGACCCAAAAAGAAGTGTTTGCCGAAATGAGCCGGACGGATCCAGACCAGAAACTGAAGGATATCAAATTGAACCCTCAAGCTGAGAAGCTGGCTGAGCTGGTTAAGAAACACACGCTGCCACAACTTGAGGAAATCCATAAGAAGAATAAGAACGACAAGGACACTGCACATAAAAAGGCACAAGGGAGAACAGAAACCCTTGAAGAGCAATTCCGGCAGCTACCAGAGATGCCGGAAGACATCGAGGCGATTAAAGCGGAGGACGCTGAGCTGGTCAAGCAGGTCAAGGCAATCCATGCCAAGATCGAGCTGGCCGATGAGCCCAAGCGGAAGCAGGCGGTACTTGAAGGAACGATTGAAAATGTTCGGCAGCAGATTGCAGCTGCCAAGGATCGATACATGAAGGTTCACAATGAAGAAATTGCAGAGGAATGTTCAACTTGTAAGCGGCCATTTGATGAGGCAGCTAAACAGGCGGCTGAAACTAATAAAGATGAGCGCAAGAAGCCTCTGCGAGATGAGCATGACAAGTTGGTTGCTCAACGTAAAGAGCTAGAGGTAGAGCTGGCCGCTGTGGAACTTATAGACGTGTCAGAGCTTTGGGAACAGATGAGAGCGTTGGAGAAGCGCAGGGATACCAAAGCGGACGCGATTGGATTATACAACCGAAGTCAGAGCTTGCAAGCCGATCTGGAAAAGGCACGGGCAGATGAGGCTGCTACGTTGGCGAGCCGTAACGATTCCATCTTTATCCTGGACGCTATTAAGTCTTATGAAGCTAAAGCTGCCGAGTTGCAAGCAGCCAAGGTACAAGGGCTTTTCGAAACGATTAAGATCCGGCTCTTTAAGGAACAAAAGAACGGCGACATCAAAGCGGATTTTGTGATTGATCAATACGGCAAGACTCCAACACAGTTTTCCCTATCAGGAGCTATACGGGCGGGCTTGGAAGTCCGAAACGTCATCAGCCAGCAGAGCGGCTGGATAGCCCCATGTTTTATCGACAACAAGGAAAGTGTTACGCACTACAAGGCTCCACGAGGGCAATTGATCTTATGCCAAGTCATTGAAGGAAAACCATTAAAAATCGAATCGGAGGAATTATCCCATGAGAATAACCAATAAAAAGCACGCACTTACCGCAGCACTTCAAGCAGGAGCAGCACATGATTTTGCAATCATCAAATCTCGTCGTCAATTCAAGCGTGAGGCTATCGAAAAGAAACCGTACAAGCCTGGAAGCATCGGACCATCTGCGATTGTTACAGCGATTAAGGAAACATTCCACGGGGTCGTTTTGAGCCGGAAAGAGCGGAGACGTCTTGCAAAGATCGATGGTAAGCCATTTCAAAAGTTCAATGCCCAGGGGTGATTGATTTGATTAAAATCGTAACTTATCGATCTTGGCGATTCGGGGCCAGTAGCGAAGCTATAGTAATTCGAAAAAACGAGAAGGACCAGAGTGTGGCAATCGCTTTTCCTTTTCTCGAAGATACACCGAATGTCGAGATGACCTTTTCAGAAGCTCTTGATCTTAAAAATTCACTTGATGCAGTAATCGGTTCGGTTAAGCAGCTAGAGCCGCCAAAGGAACTGTTCCCTGAAACCTATATCAGCATCGTTGACCAAAGCCGTCTTAGCGGGCTGCTGGACCAATATCCAAAGGATACCGAAGTGGATCGAACTGCCAGGAAGGCAATTCGGCAGGCTATGACCCTCCTTGGCCTTGCAGCAGGAGGATACGAACGATGAAAAACGGTAAGAACCCAACACGTCGGCAGAAGCAGATCATCAAAGATGCAGGATCTAACCCGGAAAACTGGCTCGTTTTCAAAGCTGAATCGGACAGGTTGCACATTGTACACCGCAATACCAGCACCACCAAAATTATTCACATTTAGGAGGCACTTATCATATGGCAAATTCTAATACGCAGGTCATGGCCCTAACTCCAGAAGTCAAAGATGCATTCCCTATTGAAGTCCTTGAGGTTATCCGCACTTCTCTTTGTCCGACAGCGACGGATCCTGAGTTCTTGCTCTTTGCTCATAAAGCAGCATCGTACCGACTCGATCCGTTCAAGAACGAAATCTTTTTCATCAAATACGGGAATCAAGCCCGGATACAGTTTGCTGCCGAGGCGTATCTTGCGAAGGCGAGAGAAAAGGAAGGATTTCAACCACCTGACACTCAGACGGTTTGTGCCAATGACACCTTTAAGGCACGCAAATATAAAAATGAGAAGGGTGAAGATGAGTGGGAAGTAATCGAACATGAAGTTACTTTTCCTCGGGGAGCCATCGTTGGAGCATACTCAATTGCTTATAGAGATGGGTATCGCCCTGTGACCGTCTTTGTTGACAAAGAGCATATCGGCCATGTGTACACCGGTCAGAACAAGGACAACTGGAACAAGTGGGAGCCAGATATGATCGGCAAGCATGCTGAACAGAGAGCCTTGAAAAAGCAATATGGTCTTGAGTTCGGTGATGAGAATATCGAGCAGCCTCCACTTCAAAATGTCGATTCATACGATCGTAAGGACGTAACGCCAGAGCCAGAGACCATTAAACCGAAACAGCCCGACTCGCCGAATGCAACTGAACCAAATCAAACAGATCAACTACGAGCAGAGATGAAACAAAAATACAAGAAGTTGGGTATCTCTGGAAAAGAAAACATCGCTGCTCACATGAATGAATATTGCAAGATGAGAGGCGATACACCTACGGACGCGGAGCTCAAAGCATACCTCAAGATTCTGGATATGCAAATCCAAGATAAACAGGCAACTGAACAGGCAGAAGACTCGCTTCCCGAGTAAGTCATGGGGGCTCAAATAGAAATATATCAATTAGCACCTGATTGTCAGGTATGTGGATCGGAAATCAGCCTTGGTAGCGAGCTGAAATTCAAATATTGGCGGGTGTGCAAATCCTGCAAAAGGGATCTGGAGGAGAGTTTAAGTGAAAAACGGAAGCGCACCAGAGCAACTGGATCTGTTCGGAGGCGTTGACTTGAACAGCTCGCCTCCTGTCCTGAACGGCGTTTACTACGAGAAGGAGACAGGGATGTTCGTCTCCTTCTCCCGGGGGCGCCGGTATAAAGAATGGCCTGCAAAGACCTGCACTTTCGATAAGGAGTGGCAGGAACGAATAAAGAGGGAGCGTGCGATATGAATTATGAATTTATAGACCCGCCACCGACCATGAATATTTATGCTCAAAAAGGATCTCGCGTTAGGTTTTTAAACCGAAATGGTCATGATGGAGAAGCGGAAGAAGCATGCGAGGCGGGATTGAATGAACTAGCGGTGTACACGGTCGAAAAGACAGAGGTTGGCGGTTGGCATACGGATGTTTACTTATTAGAGTTTCCCGGAAAGCCGTTCAACTCTGTGCTGTTTGAGGATTACCAAGATGAAGATTGACATTCTTGCTTCCGGCAGCGCCGGGAATTGCGTAGCGATAACATCCGGAAGTCAGACGATCTTAATTGATGCCGGCGTAGCAAAGACCAAGATAGAAAAGCGGCTGCTGGAAGTCGGCATCCGGCCAGATCACATAGCGGCAATTTTTATCACTCACGCTCATGGAGATCACATCAAGGGGCTGCCATTAGCCAACAAGTTCCGAATCCCTGTATGGGCTACAGAAGGAGAGTGGAAAGGGATATCCGGTGTAGATGAAGAGCTCCGCCGAGTAGCAGAAACCCGATTCGGCAAGTACGAATTGATAGAGTTCGGGGCAGTACATGTGTATCCCTTCGAAACCCATCACGATGCGTATGAGCCGGTAGCCTACACAATAGAAGATGACGAGGGTGGCCGCTGCTGCGTAGTCTTTGATACAGGCAAATGGACAGAGGAAATGCTGGAGTACATGGATGGCAGCCATTACGTGTTGATTGAGGCGAATCATGATCCGGATATGGTCGAGATGTGTAATCGGCCTGATAGCATTAAGGCCCGCATTCTCTCCGATCTAGGTCACCTGAGTAACGATCAGACGGCAGAGGTTCTGAAACGATTAATTCGCGGTCGAGGTGAGCGTATATACCTGACTCACTTATCGGGTGAGAACAACACCCCGCAGCTGGCGGAGATGACCGTGAAGATGGCACTTCGGCAACGTGGGTACGAAGCTGGAAAGCATTATCACTTGGAGGTGGTATAGTTGGGACCTTACAAAAATGTATACACATCCGTTGAGTACAAACAGCTACAAGAACTGAATGAAGCAGCATTGGAGCAAAACAAAATCTTGAAATCTCAACTGGATAAGGCAATCGGCGATCTCGCTCATCATGCTCAGTCCATCGTTGATCTCCAGAAGGAAAAGCTGAGGCTGCAGCAAGAAGTAGATGATGCGACGAGGGGGCAAAAGGTAGCGCTGCCGGCTGAGGTGGCTGAAGCCATTGAAGAATGTCGTGTTCAATGGACAGGGTTTTCTAAAACTTCAGTGTTTGGATGGTTTTTAAGCATCGACAAATTTGATAGCTCTAAGGCTGGGCTTACGATCAAAGAATTTGCAAAGACACGACCACTTGATTACATGACTGCCCTAGTCAACGGCTACACGATAGAACAGACACCATCTGAAAAGCTAACTGCTAAGGTCGAAGGGCTATTGAAAGAATGGTTCGACCCGGAGGGAGCTTTACCTACTGATCATATCCACAAAGCGACTGAGCTGATTGTGGGACATGCAGAAGAATTAATAACCTGAACGTTGGTGAGGAGGCATGAGCGGTTTTATCCCAATCGGGAGGGAGCTTCAAAATCACTGGCTCAGGCGTGATAAAGATTATTGGATGGTCTTCTGCGAGATGTACTTTCTGGCCCGTTTTTCAGACAAGCCTGAGACACGTAATATAGACGGGCTGGAAGTAACTATCCATCAAAAGGAGTTCATATTTGGTCGTCCTGGTTGGAGTCGGAGGCTTGATATATCGGAGCAGCGGCTGAAGACGCTGATCAAAAAAATGATTGATGAAGGGTTCATAAAACAGACCCAAAGGCACAGCAAATTCACCGTTTATTCCTTCGAATATGAACCTGAAATCATTCAAATTAGCAACCAGCAGAACAACCAGCAGAGCAACCAGCAGAAATTTTCAGAGCAACCAGCAGAAATCCAGACAGGACAAGGGATTTCGGGCACAAGCAACCAGCAGGAATTTTCAGAGCAACCAGCAGAGCAACCAGCACAGCAACCAATGAAAGAAGAAGGTATTAAAGAAGAAGGTATTAAAGGAGAATGTTTAAATAATATGTCGGAAATTCAATTTGAACAATTCTACGAAATCTATCCTCGCAAAGTAGCAAAAGCCTATGCGCAAAAGGTATGGGATAAGCATTGCAAGGATAAAGAATTCGATCCCGTTATCGTCATTCAAAATACAGCGAATTTTGCAAAGACACATAAGCTGCTCCAGACAGACAAAAAGCATATCCCACATCCATCCACCTATTTAAACCAAAAACGATATGAAGATTATGAGGTGGTAGATCCGGAAGGATTGCTTCAGATAACAAAACCAAACTCCAAGGGGGGAGGCGGCAGCCCTCTGGACCGATTACTTCGAAAGGAGCTAGAAGCAGATGGATCGCGCAGGCGTGATATTACTGATGAAGTACATCGCAGGGGCTTACCGGAGCTTCCGGACGGCAGATGATGATCAAGTCGAGCAAGAGGTAGCGGTTTGGTACGACATCCTTCAAGATGTTCCAAATCAATTGGCGATCGAAAAGACAAGGGAACTTTGCCGGACTAAGACTAAATTCCCTCCTACTCCAGGGGAGATTTATCAAGCGTGCCAAGGGCAACCCCGATCATTTTATGAGCTTCAGAGGGAACAAGAAGAAGCCGATCAGCTAGCTTTGGCTGAGTACAACGAAAAGGCAGTACCTATGCCGGAGCATGTGCGGGTTCAACTTGAGCAGCTGCTGGAGAAGAAGGTGAACCGGAAATGAGCTTTGAGGCAGAACAGGCAGTGCTCGGTTCGATCCTGAAGAATCCAGACTTAATTGACGACTGTTACCTTAGAACCGATGACTTCGATCCAGAAGGAAATAACGGGTTGGTTTACAAGGCATTGAGTTGGGCACATGAAAACTTATCTAACAAGCCGGGTGTGAAAGATCCCTTTGATCCAGTATTACTTGCTAAACATTGGGGATCTGAGCTTGGACAAATTGGCGGCTGGACCTATCTCATGCAGTTACGGAACTCTGTTCCATCAACATCCAACTTTGATCATTATCAGAAAATTGTTCGTGAAAACAGCATTCAATCACGAGCCGCCAGAGTAATGCGTGAAGTCTTGAACGGAGGGGCGCTAAATCTAAGTTCAGTTCGTGAGAGCCTTGAGCAACTGGAAGAGCTCCAGGGGCAAACGCAGGTCGATGGGATGAAGAAAGTTTCCGACGTTCTGGATGGACACCCCAAGGAGATAATGGCACGGGGCAGCCGCGCTGGACTGACTGGTGCAAAATCGGCCAGTGATGATTTTAACGAGATGTCAGGCGGGCATCAGAAACAGGATGTATTGATCGTTGCTGCTAGGCCAAGTATCGGAAAGACCGCTTATATAGTCAACGACTCGAGGTCATCTGCAGAAAACGGTTATACAGTAGCGTTGTTCTCAGCCGAAATGCCGGGGCTAGACGTGGCCGAACGCTATGTCTGTACGATTGGCGGGATAGACAGCAAGAAAGTCCGTGCTGGACGCCTATCGGAAAATGATTGGCATAGCTACAGCAAGGCGCTTGAGATTCTCGACAGCCTGCCTATCTACATTGACGACACTCCGGGGATGACCATTGAATATATCCGTCGGCAGGTAAAGGCGATGAAGAAGAAGCACAAGAACCTGATCATATACATCGACTACCTGCAGCTGATCGAAACCGAGAAGAAATTCAACCAGAACGCAGATCGGGTGAATTACGTATCCAAACAGCTTAAACAGATCGCCCGCACCTTTGATGTGCCGGTCATCGCCATCAGCTCCGTGGGCCGGAAGTGCGAGGAGCGCCAGGACAAGCGGCCGATGATGAGCGACCTTCGGGAATCTGGAAATATCGAGTTTGACGCAGATATCATCATGTTTCTTTATCGGGACGACTACTATTACCCGGATACTGTCCGGAAAGGAATTATCGAATTGATCATAGCTAAAGGACGTAAGATCGGGACGGCGACGGTGGAGATGGTCTTCGACCGAAAAACTGGGCGCTTTATCAACCTGAGCAAGGAACAAAAGGAAAAGCTTGCGGAGAAGGTGAGGGAGTATGAGCAAACTCATTCAAAACGATGAACAGTATAGCAAAGCTCTTAGCGGTCTTGTCACGATTGCTGCGCAGCTGGATGATCCGCTGAGCCCTATGACTCCGGAAGAGCGTTCCAAGAAGCAAGCCGTATACGATCGGACTGCTAAGCTCGTGCAATATTACCGCCGAGGGGAGTTGGTTCAGACATTCCCAGGGTTGCGTGAACAATACAAGCTACTCGGCTGGGAGTGGCAGGAGCTTGATGGAACAAAAGAGGAAGACCCTGTAAATCCTGAACCTATACCTGAACCGTTAGAACCTGAAATAGAGAAGAAGAACGAACCACAGGAGCCAACGCAGCCAGTCAAAGAGAAACCTTCGAACAAGCTAATGGATTGGCTTGATGATTAAAGAGGAGAGGATGCAAGTGGATGTGCGGAAGGCAAGCAGAGAGGAGTTGCTGCAGGTTGCCCTTTATGAGGATTGCAACAACGATCTAAAATATGCAGCTGCCCGGGAGCTTCAGCTTCGCCGGAAGGCGGGGGAACAAACATGAGGCATGTCGGGATTGATCCGGCAACGCACACGGGGTTTGTAGCTATTGGACCAGATGGCAAGCTCATCGGCTGGATTGAGTTTGTTGCTAAAGGAGATAGTGCGCCAGCTCGTATAAACATGATCCTCAATGAAGTCTACCGGCATCTAAAGCCAGATGATGAAGTCTGTATTGAAGGTTTTGCGATGGAAGCAAAATTCGATACAAACAAGGTTTCCAGCGGATTCAATTGGGGCGCCAGGTTGGGGACAGACCGGAAAGTCGGCAGGTTCTTCACGGCAACTCCTAACCAACTGAAAAAATTCGTTAATGTATCCGAATGGGAAGGTGAGCCTGGGAGCAAGGTGAAACTTGACGGCAAAGAAGTTAAACGCCGTGTGATGGCTGCTGTTGAGGAACATTGGGGAGATAAGCCCCCGACGGAGAACATCGCTGATGCCTATGTACTTGCCAGGATCAGTGAGGCGGTGTACCAGGTCCGAAACGGGGAGAAACTGCTGGCTCAATTCCATCTGGAGTACCAGCAAGAAGTCATATGGTCCATCGTGGATCCGAAAGGATACAAAGAGTACTCGGAATCGAAGAAGAAGAAACCAAAATCAAAACCAACCAAACGCCGGGGGAAGCCTGCGGCGGCGGATAGTCACACCCAAACGACAGAACAACCGTTCTTATTTTGAGGAGAGGAGCAAGGATATGCCTAAGTTGGACGAAGAGATCAATGAACGGATTGAGTATCTTCTGAATCAGGATTACATCACCGAAGATCAGTCCAAAGTTTTGAAATCATATTTCATGCACGGCCGTTCCAGCAAAGTAGCTTCATCCAAAATCAACATGAACCCAACAAGTTTTGCACAAGTTACGAGCGCTTTAGTCCAAAGAAACATCCTTGAGAAACTCGGAAGAGGCAAGTTCATTTTATCTGATGACGAATCGGCTATCATAATGCCCTTCGTAGAACCTGAGATACCTCCCGATCCACCTCTAAATATGACCGAACAAGAAAAAGAATGGATGCTTGAAAATTACAAGAATTACAGGGGCAAGCGTTCGGAAGCTGCTCGTAAATTAAACCGAAGCAAGTTTGATATATGCCGGATGGCTATTGAACTTCATCTTGACTCGGATAACAGAAGGAGAGTGGAGTGACATGGGCACATCGGTACCGAACTGGAAGAATGAAATCCAGGGGGCAACACGACCAAGTGAAATTAAAAAATACACGCTAAGTCCGGAAGAGTTGGCACTTATCAACGGTAAGCCGATTCCTGCATCGCATACGAAGCCGATCAAGTTTAGATCCAAAGCGAAGGGGAAGGAGTGACGTCTTTGCAGGCAATAGAAAATATCGAATACAAAACCTCCGCTTTCCTTTTTGCAGGAGTAGGGGGAGCCACCGCCGGTGCAATGCGTTCCCAGGTGGAGTATGGCGGAAAGGTTTACAAGTTCAAGGTCCTATGCGCGATCGATAGCGATCCGATTGCATGCCGAAATCATGATCTGATTACCGGAGAGGAAACATCCGTTCAGATGGACCTCTTCAAACGTTGGCAATACGTCGCCTGGCACGGTCATGAACCACCGCCAGAATGGCAAGAAGTAACCCCTTGGGATATTTGGCAGGCGTTCAAACAGCAGGTTCCTTTCTTCCTGTTTCTATCACCTCCATGCAAGGGACTGAGCGGTTTGCTTCCGGCAGGCAAGGCCGCTTCTGATAAATACCAAGCTCTCAACTACTTGACTGTACATGGACTTGAAATCGTACTGCAGGCGTGTCTTGAGTACGGAGGGGAATTACCGGCTGTTATTCAGCTGGAGAACGTGCCGCGAATTACATCCCGCGGGAAGCCGCTGCTCCAGCAAATCAAGAAGCTCTTGGTCAAGTACGGATATGCAGTGAGCATTCGTGCAGATCACAACCTTGGAGAGATAGGCGGGCTTGGCCAAAATCGTGTCCGCTTCCTGATCAAAGCTCGTCATGAAGCACAGGTGCCGAATGTAATCTATTATCCGGAGAAGAAGCCGCTGCGGTCCATCGGAAGCGTGCTGGAAAACCTTCCAGAGCCGGGCGACACAGTTGCAGGCGGACCACTCCACAAACTCCCACGGCTTCAATGGAAAACATGGATGCGGCTTGCCCTTATCCCTGCTGGGGGAGACTGGCGGGATCTCAATAAGATCGACTGGGAAAACCTCCGCGTTGTACATCAACCTCGCAGCGGTGCTTACGAGGTGGCCGATTGGGACAAGCCAAGCAGAGCAGTCACCAGTACGGCAGGACCTGGTCGAAGTAATGGCGTGACGGCTGTATCTGATCCACGTCTGCAAATTAATGGGGAAGGCAAAACGAATTTGTTTCGGGTGCAGATCGCTGATGAACCGGCAACTTGTATTACAGGAGCTGCTGGTCCCAATCAGGGAGCTGGCTGCATATCTGACCCCAACCTCACGGAACGGGAAGGAAGACATCCAGGTGTGTATCGGATTGTTCGAGCGGATGAACCAGCACCGTGCGTAACGGGCACACGCTTTGGTTCGGGAGCAATTGCAGTTGCTGATCCGCGAGTGAATACCAAGCTGCATCCGGACAGCTACGGCGTTCAGGACTGGGATGCCACGGCCAAGACAGTCCGCTCCGCCAACCGCATCATGCAGGCAGCAGGAAGCGTGTCCGATCCACGGGTACCGGATAGACCAGGGCGATACTCTGATCAGTTCCGCATGCAGTCGGCAGACGGACCAGCCGGGACCGTAACCGGATCGACCGACGTTCAGAATGGTGCCCAACTCATCGCAGATCCGCGGATGAAGAGTGCCCCACGTGCTGATACCATGGGGGTCCTTGAATGGGATAAGCCGAGTAAGACGGTTATTGGTAGTGCGGATGTTCATGCAGCAGCAGTAGCCGTCGCTGACCCTCGTATCCCATCTGATAATGAGCGAGGCATCTGGACGATCATTTCTCTGGATGGTACTCGGCACCGTCCTTTGACAACTTATGAACTGGCAATGATCCAGAGCTTTCCACAGTACCTGCCCGATGGACGACCATTCCAACTTGAGGGATGCTCAGACGCCAAGGCCCGTGAGTACATTGGAAACGCAGTACCGCCGGATGCTGCCGAGGCTATGGGCAATGTAATCCTACTGGCTGCAGCTCAAGCAGATGCTGGAATTACCTTTGAAATGAGTTGGGACCCGGTATGGGTTGCGCCGCAAGAAGATCAGATCCCGGCAATGGTGCATTAAGGAGGGATAAGACGGAATGAAAGGACTCCTAAATCAAATTATCAATGCTGACTGCTTCGATGTGTTCCCACAAATACCGACCGGCAGCGTAGATATGATTTTCTGCGATCTGCCATATGGGACCACGAGAAGCCCATGGGATTCCGTGCTTCCCTTTGAAAGCTTGTGGCCCGAATACGAACGGATTATTAAGGATAACGGGGCAATAATGCTATTTGCAAAAGCTCCATTCGATAAGGTTTTGGCTGCAAGCAATCTCGAACTATACAAATATGATTGGGTATGGGAGAAAAACAAAGCAACAGGCCACTTGAATAAATCAGTCATGCCTATGCAGGCGCATGAATACCTCCTTGTGTTTTACAAAAGGACACCTACCTATAACCCGCAGATGAGTCAAGGACATAAGCCAATGAATGCAGCTACGAACAACCACAAATCAACAGTTTATGGAAAGGGTACGCCGTGGTCAAATCCAGCAGGGTCAACAGAACGTTATCCGCGAAGTGTGGTCTATTTCCCAGTGGTAAACAATGACGATCCAGAACGTATTCACCCAAATCAAAAGCCTGTACCGTTATTGGAATACTTTATAAAGACTTATACGAATGAAGGGGAGACAGTCCTTGATAATTGCGGCGGAAGCTGCACGACTGCAGTAGCTGCTGCACGGTGCAACCGGCCTTACATTGTAATCGAGAAGAATCCTGAATATGCAACCGGTGGTCAACGCCGCATTGATCAAATGCAGCTAACCCTATTTTAACCTCAGGGGAGGGTAATCCTCCCCAACTTGATCTACAGCATGAAATTAGATATGAGTGCAACGAGGAACGCTTGTACAGATAACGGGTTAACAAACAACCAGAACACATATCTGTTGTGTAGAGCTTTAATGGACACAGTGAGTATGAAATATATCAATCTTCTAAACACAAGATCTACCTCCTTTCGGAATTGAGATCTTGCATTCTAGGTATTTTAGTAATCCAAAAATTCAATTTTGGATGTCGAATCAAGTTTGAGGAGGCTGACCATGAAAGAGTACAAATTCCGCGGGAAGCGACTGGATAACGGCGAGTTGGTGTTCGGGTTTGGCGCCTTCATATGGGAAGACGATGGAGTCAAAAGAGCAGAGATTTACAGCACATACGGAATATTTGAAGTCGATCCTAAAACAGTAGGTCAATACGTTGGTCTCCCTGATCGCATTGGTAAAGAGATTTACGAGAATGTAACTGTCTTAATCACTGGGACGCAGGAACTGGGTGGCGGTTTAACATTCGATTGGAATGAAAAAGCCGTGGTCAAATGGTCGGATGAAGAATGCGGATTTTATTTGGATGTCATCAAAAAGCGAGAAGTAAACCTTTGTCAGGATGGTTATTTCACCGTGGATACATTCCCCTTAAGGAAATGGGAAGAAGGCGAGTGGGATATCGAATATGAGGTTTTGGAGATATGAATAACCAAAACTGCCTCTCTTGTATCCATGCATTTTCTGATGACAATGACGAATTAATCTGCACCGTTGAGGAAGAGCATGAAAAGGTTGATGAAAGCTACTCGTGTGAAGCGTGGAGCCTTTGTCCAACTTTCCACGAGAAAGTAACTGTATTGGAGGTAGTGAAATGACGCAAAAAGAAGAGTATTTACGAATGAAGGCCGCACTTAAAAACATCCTTGAAATATCCACGGATGAGTTTGCAAAATCTCAAGCACGGTACGGATTGAACATCCAACTGGACGCTAGCGAGGAGGAGAAATGAAAGACGGCGTTGTTCTCTTCTACTGCAAAGACGGAGTTTTATACCCTATAGCACTGACGGATGAGCAGAACAGCATGCTGCAGTTTACGGCCAAACTGTTCGAACCGCTGAAGGTGGTCAATATACCGCAAGGACCAGCAATTAATCTAACTGATAAACGAGAGGGGAAATAAGCCGTGTCTATTACAATCAAGGCCTTATTCAATAAACAAACTCGCGACAGCAAAAAGGAGAGCATGACATTCTGGATCAAGGGTGCGGATGAGGAAAAAGAAGAGCTCCGCGCGTTATCCCGCAGCGTGGTTGTATTAAAAATTGAAGACCTCGGCGAATTCACCGTCGAAGCCGAATTCAAGAAACTCAACAGGGATGATAAAAAGACCGTGCTGGAGTTCGAGGTAAAGGGCGGAACATCCGAAGAAAGCAGCAGCGCATTCTACAGCCTCTCTGGCACAGACGTTATCTTAACGATCTCCAAGGCCAGTCAGACAGTTGAGGAGTTCCGGGAACATCAGAAGAAGTATCGGGAAGGTTTGAAAGGCAAGATCAACCAGGACGGTACAGTCGAGGTGGATCCGAATCAGATGACACTGGAAGAGGCAAATGCAGCAGCTGAGGGCGGACCGCCGATGCCGAATGAAGATGATCTGCCGTTTTGATGATAAGGCCCCGGCATCGGTCGGGGGGGTCATCCCCTTAGATTGTGGAGGTGAGGAGCAAGTTGAAACAAATACGTTTAGAGCTCCCAGATCTTCCGCAACTTGATAACAAAAAAACCAAGTCTGCGGTCGAGGGAATAATGGAAAAGTACAGGCTCTATAAATATGTTTCTTTTGAGGAAAGAGAGGCAAGCACGACCGCATCTTGGTCGGATACACCCAAAGGATTTACAGGAACGAAGTCGGATCAAACAGCCAACATAGCAATTCATAATGTTGACCAACGAGCAGCAAGGAAGTCGTTTTGTGAAAGGGTTGAAAGGGCTGTAAATGAGTTGCCTAAAATGGAACGATTTCTGATACAGAAAAGATACATGACAAATGACTCCGACTATATCACTGACCACCACGTGTACAATTTTGAATTCCAGCCGCCGAGAAGTAAGGACACGTACGGCAAGATAAGAAACAAGGCGTTCTATAGATTAATACTTAAATTCGATGACTTGAATATATTGAGGCTATCTGATGTATCAAAGGGCGAATAAGCAGCAGGGGTTCATGAATAAGTTTTCAATAGGGAGGGATGTAGATGGAGTGTCTGGAGGCAAATGATAAGTCCGCTGAACATAGGGATGGTGAGCGATTGCTGGGACAAATCCGAGGCAAACATGGAACGATAACAATTGTAACCCCTGACAGAGATCCTGCCCCAGACGACCTCAAGGAATTATACAAGATCATGATCGAAATATCCGTAAATATCGCAAGAAGAGAAGCCACCCTTAAAAAGTAG